GCCGCATCTACTGGCTGGTGCTTCTAATCTTCCTACGCCCTGTTGCGCAGAGGGCGGGGAAGTTGCAACTCGGAATCAAGTTTTTCACTCAACGAAAGGAATCACCCATGCCTCAGCTTCCTCCGGTCAAGCTGCTCGATACCGAGAAGGTTCTTATCTCGGTAGCCCCCAAGAACGCGGACGGTTCTGACGACGCCAGCGTTGATGTTTCGTTCTCGTCCTCGGACCCTTCGGTGGGCATCGAGGAACAGGAGGACGGCCGCAGCGCGTTCGTTCTCACTCCTGGTGAGTCGGGCTCGGCCATCATCAGCGTCTCGGCGCCCGGTTACGCGGGCGAGAGCCTTGAGGTTTCGTATGCCTCTGGTGCACCGCGTGCGCTCAACCTGTCGGTCGGCAGCCCGCAGTCTGACCTGTAGTTTCGTGAAGCACTAGACCAGGGGCCAGTCCTTACGGGGGCTGGCCTTTTTACTTGGAGGTCGCATGTCGATCCTGATGATCCTGATTGTGTTCGTCGTGGTTGGTGTAGCCCTGTGGCTTATCAACTCCTACATTCCGATGGACGCCAAGGTAAAGTCGATTATGAACTTCGCCGTCGTTGGCGTCCTGATCGTGTGGCTGCTTAAGGCGGTTGGGTTTTTCGCCTACCTGAGCCAAGCACGCCTCTAGCAGTTTCGAGCAAAGCACGACGCCCTGGGCGATGTTCTGCTCAGGGCGTTCGGCTAACCGGGCGTATTTAGTTGTGTGCTAGGTTGGTTACGGCGCATCCCCGCCACGAGCAGGCCCTAGACTTGGGGACGTATCTAGCGTTTTGGTCAGGGGTGCAGGGGGATCAACCCCACACTCTCCGGTTACGCGCAAAGCACTTGGCCGGGAAATGAACGCTCGGAACGGGTGACTAAATCCCATTCCTCCAAACCCAGTTCAACTAGTTCAGTACGGTGCCGGCTTCCCCTTCGGTTTCGGTGCCGGTTTGGGCTTCGGCTTTCTCGCCAGTTTCCCCACCTTCCTTTCCGTTTGCATCCGCGTCGCCCTCTGCCGGCTGGTAGTGGGGCGTCACGGACAGGAACAGCGCAAGGCACATCGCCGCAATACCAACTGTCCCATGAATCACGTCCTTTACGGACCTACGCTGTACCGCGCTCGTCAAGTCCTTCGCCATCGCACGCACCTGGGCAGCGATTTGAAGCCTGCTCGCGGGCTCGATGTTTTCGGCCACGCCCACGAACGCCGTCACGAACTCAAACACGGGCTGCGAAATTCCAACCTGTCGCGGTGCTGGCGTCGTATCCTCTGCTTCAACAAACTCGGCGTCGATCGGTTCGTCAGTCATCAATACGTCCACAGGACACTCTGCGGCTTCGCGGCGTCCATGTCAAGGTGGATGAAACGGTCCCCAACGCCGATGCGCCGGAAGCCCAGGTTGAACGCGCCGCCCACGATCTTGAACTTCATGCCGCTCGTGCCCGCCCCGATGTCGGCGGCCATGCCGCGCGTGTGGGCACTGCCGTCCACGGCGCCGGACAACTGGGCGTTGTGGGCAATCGTGCGGTAGCCAGACTGCACCACGAAAGCAAAGCCGCATGCCTCGCGTAGTTTGTCGAGCGCGGTCACAAACGCAAAGGACATCACTCGTCCGCTCCCCGGAGCGTCCGGGCTATCAAACTCGTGCGAGGCAAAGTGCTTGATCGTCCTCCACTCAAGCGGGGTCACGTTCCCACCAAATAATCAAACGTTCCAACCTGTCGCACCCACCGCGGGGTGCAGTCGTAGCCGTGATCGACCAACCAATCCCGCACGGCAAGGCCCGCGAACCAGGGGTGGACCCCCGGCACGGTCACTTGGACGGTTGTTCCTGTTTCCGTTGTCTCCATAGTCCTGACCTCCCACGTTTGGCGACCAGATGCGTCTTGCACAGCGCCGACTTGGTTTTCTTCGACTTCTCTTTTCCACAGATTCGGCAGAGGCCGTACTTCTCACGCCGCAACTGGTAGCGGCGCTGGCGGGAAATGTCCATGTCCGTGAACTCGTCACGTTTCTTCTGGCCTTTCCTCACGCCTGAACCTCCGTCAACCCTTCCATTGTACCCCAGTTCGCCCCCACCTTGCAATCAGTTGGGACGCTCCACCCCGGAGCGACCTGGTTGTACGGAACCTCAAGCAGTCCCTTGAGCTTAGCCGCGTACTCCCGTACCCCGTCCGCGGGAACCTCGTGCAAGTACGAGTCGTGGATGGTCAAGGGGAAGTAGGCACCATGCGCCTCCGCAAGCGCACGTTGCCCTGGTAGCTGCGACCACAACATGGACGCTCCGGTAGCCTGCGGGATAAAGTCCGTCATTTCGGTCACGTCCCGTGAGCCCCCGTAGAAGTGCCGCTTGCGCCCGAGAGGTTCCCGCAGCCAGCCGTCCGCGGCGCCTTGGCGTTCCACGGATTCCTTCCACGCCCAAGCCCGCGGGTACGCTTGCGCAATGCCCAACTGCCCGGCCCGCGCCTGGTTGATCGAAATGGGGATGCCTTTGCCCCGGAAAAAGTTGACCATCCCGCGTTCTTTCCCGCCGTACCAAGTCAGGTACGAGAAGTTCTTCGCCAGCACGCGCGAGCACGGCGCGCCGGAAACCGCTTCGATCGCAAGGCGCGTGGTTTCGTGAACGTCGCCGGCAAGCGCGCGGGTCAAGTCCTTGCAGCCCGACACCGCCGCAATGATGCGAAGCTCAAGTTGCGAGTAATCCGCTTCGAGGAACACATCGCCGCGGCGACGCGGTACGAACATGCGGCGCATGGGCGGGAGTACCTTTGCCCCCTGCCTTAGCAATTCCTGGGCCTCGTCCGCACCCACGCGCCGACCCTTGTGCTTCCAGTCTCCGGGAATGTTGTTCAGGTTTGGGGACGCTCCGAGCCTGCCAGTCGTCGCCGCGCCCTTGCCGCCCTTCTCGCTCGTGTCGTCTTTCTGGCCGGGCAGGAAGCGTGCGTGAACCCGCCCGCCTGCCGCGCCGTCCATGTCGATGTAGGTTGACAACAGCTTCTCTGTGCGTCGCACTTCGAGAAGCGCGTCGATTAACGGACTGTGGAGCGGCGCAGCGAGACGGAGGCTTTCAAGGGCGTCTACGTCAACAGACGGCTTACCCGTGTCTTTATTCCGTTGAGTAGGCAACCCAAGCGTTCCATAAAACAGTCCACACAGAGCAGCGGGCGACTTCGGATTGACATTGCTCAAGCCCTCCCAGGTTTGGTAGCTGTCGGCCAGATAGTCGAGCAGGCTGGTTCTCAACCGCTCGCGTTCGTCAAGGTCTACCGTCAGGCCAAGCTCGGTTTGATAGATCAACACCGGAACCCCCGGCATCACGATCCCGGTAAAGTAATCCAGCATCCCCTCGGTCTGCAAGATTTCTCGCTGCGCCAGGTACAACGCGCGGGTTACGGCCACGTCGGTCGCGTTGTAAAGCTCGGGTTCATCCTCAGCCAAGTGTTTCCACGGGCGCACGTCGAGATACAACGGCGCCATAGACCGCAGCGCCTTCGGCAAGTCTGCCTCGATCAAATGCCCGCAAAGCATTGTGTCAAAGAACGGCGGCGCTATCGTTACGCCATTACGCCGCAACAGCGGCTCGTCAAATTGCCAGTTGTGTGCCACCTTTTCAAGTGTTGGGTCGGACAAAAGCCTTCGGGTGTGGTCCCTAGTGTTATGGTCCCAGGGTAAAGTCCACGTCCTATCACTCGTGCCCAACCCAATTCTGTCAAGCCTAGCAGTCGACCCAATTCCCTCGGTTTCACAGTCGGCAACCACGAAGTTAGACACGCTCACACTCCAAGAACGCACTCACGAAGGCCGCCGCGACTTCCGGGACGATGGCATTGCCGTAACCCCGCAGTCGTCCCACGCGCGCGGGAACCCCATGAGCCAGCGGGAATGTGCCGGATTCAACGCGCCGCGCTTTTCCATCGGCGCAGGGGATAAGGTCGAAGTCTCCCCACGCGCCAACGAAACCTGTCGCCCCAACAAGCCGTTGATCGGCGTGTTCTCCAACGTGCTCCCCGCGTCCTTGTGGTCCCGGCTTGTCGGCGTGGCCCACCCGGCCACCGTTTGCAAGTTGTCCCCGCTCGCTCCCCGCGTCCCTTCCCCCGTTGAGTTGTTCGCCTTGGGGGAGGGCCACCCCGCCAAGCTCGCCGCATGTGCCAACGTCAGTCCAAAGCCGTTCCCGTTGCCCTTCCGTTCCTTGCACGCCGCCCGCCTCGCCAGCATCCTCTCCGGGTCGCTGTCCCCGAACTCCCCTGCGCTTGGCGTCGGCCACCCAGTAGAGGCGTTGTCTAAGGTGCGGCGCCCCGACGCTGTGTGCGCCCAATACAACCGCCCCACAGGTGTAACCTTCTCCTTCCAGGTCTGCGAATACTCCATCGAGCCATCCGTGCCCAACCGCGCTTTCAACCTGCTCCCCAAAGATTGTGTCAGGGCGGCACTCGCGGATAAGCCGAAACCATTCGGGCCATAGATGGCGCGGGTCTGCTTGACCGTGACCTTTACCGGCCGCGCTGAACGGCTGGCAGGGGCAGCTTCCGGTCCAGACGCTTCGATCGGAAGGCCATCCGGCGAGGGCAAGGGCGAGGGGCCAGCCTCCGATGCCGGCGAAGAAGTGCGCCGTTGGGCCACAGTCTCGGCCAGCCAGGTCTGCAATGGATCGTTCATCTACGTTCCCTTCTGGAAGGTGCCCCTGCGCAATCAACTCGCGCAACCACGCCGCGGCCTTCGGGTCGTTTTCGTTATACACGCCGCCCCCTCTTTGCCTTCGTGTGCTGCCAGGGCTTGCGGCCAATAGGCAAACCGCTGTTCTGGTGACGTGCGGCAAACTCGGCTGCCGCCCGAAGGCCCCACGCCTTGACGGCCTGCCGCCAAGTAAGATTCATCAGCCATTTCACACCGCGCAAATTGGCGTTCAAAAAGTACACGCGCTGGCCGGGAGGCGGGACTTCAACGAGCCTGCTAAAATCAATGCTATCAAACCCAGTCACGCCCCAACCTCCGTTTCGTAGCTCACGTCCACCACGTCAAGGTCGTCTTTCAGCGCACGCAGCACTCGGTCCACGTCGTTGTAGAACGCGGGGATGGGCTTGCGGCCCATGCGTATGATAAAACTCGGGTGGTACGTTCCGACAATCCATTGGGCGCTCCGGGGCAGGGGGCGAGGAACCTCAACCACGATTTTCTTGGGCTTCGGGTCGCCCTTTGCCCGTTTGCCGGTGTTGTTGCACGGCCCACAGCCCATGGTGCCGCGCTCAATCTCACTGCCCCTACACCACGGGCACACACCCCCGGCCTTGTACAGATTATCAGGGTCCGGCACGGTCTGCGTCACCAGGTCTGGCGGGCAGTCGGAGGGCTTGACGAGGTATCCACGCCACTGCTCAATGCCCACGCCCTTACCCCCCGACCAGCCGCCCCGCTTCGCTCGTGCCGCACGTTCCTTGCGCTCCCACGAGATAAGGCCAGTCACCGCTTCAAAGGCATCGGCCCCAAGGCACAAGACTACCCTTGCGCTAGAGCGGTCCATCGTGTCCACCAACCGTGGCCGACACGCGGCGACTTGCTTCACGCTCAACGTCTTGCCCTTGGGACCGCACGGCCAGCAGCAGGCTACGTTCACGATCTTACAGTCCGGCCTCGTCAGGCCCACCCGCTGGCCGTACCCCCACAGCAAGGCACCACTCGCTCCAACGAACGGCTGCCCCGCCGCAAGCTCTTGTTCTCCTGGCGACATGCCGACCACGAGGATCGGCGCATCGTCCGGTCCATCCGAACCTACCGCGCCGGGGTGCCCGGACAACGCTGCCCCCGCAACACGTCTGGGACACCCCGCGCAGTAGTCCATCTACACTTCCGCGCCTTCCGCTGCGCCCTGCGTCGAACCAAGCGGAAGCTCAATCTGCTCGGCTGGCTTGCGCCCCTGGCCGCGTGTGGTGCGCGTCGGCTTTACGTCCTCAATCGGCACGGGCGGCGCATCCCGCGGCACGCCGAGACGTTCGTTGAGGTCAGCAATCTGTCGATCCAAGTGGTTGCGCAACGCCCGCGTGCAGACGCTCACGACGATGCCAAGCTCGTACTTGGACAGCGGCACATCACCGTAGACCGAATTCATCACGCTCGCGGCCACGTTGACCCCGGCAATGAGCGCGCCAGGGTCGGGCGACTGTCCCATTGCCCTCGCCGGAGCGCCAAAGTTACGAGGTTCCACGTCCCCGCTGTACGGGCCGGGAGCGGGCAGGCCAAGCGATCGCGTGATTTCATCCTCGATATCAGCAGCCGCCCTACCGTGCCCGCCCGGTGCCCCAAACACGCCGGCACTCACAGCGTCGTCACGTTGGCCGTAACCACCGCGCCTTCGGGAAGATCAACGTTGTCGGGCATGATGATCTTGGAAATCTCGGGCCACTTGTCGCCCTTGTCGTTCGGCCCCTGCTTGATGTCAGCGTCGAACTCAAGACCAACGAGCGGCGAAAGGCCCTGCTCCGGGAACGCGTGCTCAAGCAGTTCCGGCTCAAGGTCGCCACCCTCGTACAGACCGGCGACACGGAGAACCTGGCCGATGCGTCCGATCGAACCACGGTGCATCTTGACCTGGCCGCCGAACGTACCGGGGCCGCTTTCCTTGAGAACCGACGCCTTCTCGCCCTCCGACATCGCCATGTACTTGTCCCACGCCGCCCAGTTGAGCCGCGGCTTCATTGGCGCCTTGCGCGTGGCGTTGCCGCTCGCGTCGCCGGTCGGGCGGGTGGGCAGGATTTCAGTCCTGATGTCCACAACGATGTGCGTGTCGCCGTTGTTCGTCTCCGTTTCCTCGGCGCTGACATCAATGATCTTGACGCGCTCGGTCCAGTAGAACGTGCCCACGTTCTTGCGGTCAGCCCTCGCGTCGGACGGAACGGACAACTCACCGCCGCCGCCGACAACCGACTTCTCAGCCTCAGCCGCAGCCTCGGCACTCACCCTCTTAAATCGGACTCCCATTTCCAGCCTCTTTCTCTTTCGCCTTGCGACGAATCTCAGGGTTTTCGTGGATGAACCACCAGACGTGACGACGAAACGCGGCAGCATTTTCCGGTGTGCGTCGTCCCTTGGCGGCCCGCTTGTAAAACATTCTATCCGCACTTTGGTTGTTGAAGGCCACGCAGTTTGCAGAACTCACCGCGTAGCTCACAAGTTCCGGGCCTTGAAGCGCCAGCATGTCTGCCAGCATCTTGTCGGCCGCGTCGTCGGTGAGTTCCCCCACGTTCAGAGCGGACGGCACAGGCCCAGGATCACCGTGCTTTTTCACGTCGTTGCTGCTTCGACCGGAGCGCCCACAGCGAGTTCGGAAACCGGGACTTCCTTGTAAAACGACCCCATGTACAGCGGCCAGTACGCGCCAAGCGGCTTGTTCATCGGCACGTTGACCTGGGGAATCGGGTTCTCAGTCGGCGTTCGCACACCGCCAATCCAGATGCCAGCCGCCTCGGAGTGGATCACGATGCCTTGCGTCGCGGCCTTGGTCGCCGGGTCAAACACCTGCTTTTTCTCGACGCGAAGCACCGCGTCAAACGGCTTGGCGATCTGGCGAATCGTCGCCTTGCCCACCGTGGCCGGGCCTCCCGCGATCACGGTACCGTTGTCGGTTTCGTCAATCGCGGTGTGGAAAATCACAATCAGGTGCATGTCGAGCTTGAAGGCAGCCTTGAGCATCCGCGCGATTTCTCCCTGCGCGCCCAAGTAGTCGCCCTGCATGGGAAGGTTGTGCTCGTAGCCCGAGCCCGGCGTGCCGATCTGGATATGCTTTTTCTCGGAAAACTGTCCGCGATCGGCAATGTCGGCAAGCGCCTCAAGGCCCGTCTCGGTGGCCGTGTCCCAAATGAACGTCTTGACTCCGGGCCATTCCTTGCGCCAATCCGTCATCAAGATGTCCCACGCTTCCTTGATCGGATCGTACTTGCCGCCCTTCGGATCACGGGCAGGCTTAACAACGTGAAGGAAACGACGCGAGGCGGGCGGGCACGAACGCAACGATTCCGAGCCATCGTCGGCAGCCCAATACACCGCCTCGCCCCAGTAGGGCGAACCGAACGGAAGCTGCAAAGCCAGCGGCGTCTTGCCAACCTTCGGGTCGCCGTAAAGCGCGATGCGCTGCTTGGGAAGCGGGATTTCCTGGTCATAGATCAGTGGCATGTCCCCTCCTGTGTTGAACGTTGAACCCCAACAGTACAGCGTCCCTCGAAACCTGTCAACCCTCTTTTTGCTGGTACGCCCGACCGAGCGCGTATGTCACGTCCAGCCAGCCGAGCTTCGGGCGACACTCCCGCGCGCCCATCCACAACGCGCGTGTGGTCGCCTCTTGTGTCAAGCCCCGCTGCCGCAGCACGTCCGCGGTGTGCCACAACGCCGTATGGCGCCCAGGGTACGACCAGCCGTGTGAGATAAACGTTTGCGCCATCGCGGTCAGGCCAGTCCAAACCTGGCGGTACGAATCGTGGCTGTTGGCAAGCTCTGGTTCTCCCGTCACGTCCTCGCCCGGATCGAGTGATTCCAACGTTGGCCACAGCGCAGCAGAGGGCGCTCCGGGGGCAAGCAGCCTAGCCACACGGCCTGTGCGCGTGTTCACTGTGCCTGGCAAGCGGGCCACGCGGGAAACGTCGCACACCATCGCGTCGGCGTGGACCCCGGTCGGGAGCGTCAAGTCCCGGACCAAACGTGCCGTCGCCCTGCGCGCCACCGCACGCCAGTCTGCGCGTGTCGGCGTCTCGGCCGGCCCCATGAACCACGCTTGAGCACCCCTTCCACTGTCCAAAAGCCATGGCGTACAAAGCAATCGGCAAGCGAGATTGTTTGCGGCACCATCCAAGGCACTACGCCCAACGTTTCCCAGTCCAGAATCGGGGTCCAAGTCGAGCAGCCACCCCCGGAAATGAGAGACGTTAGCGGCACCAGCCCGCAGCCCTTTGAACCCAACGGTCGGATTGAGTTGGACGTAGACATCGTACCCTCGCTTGTTTGCACTCAACCGCGCCTCAAGGTCAGCGGGCGATCGTGCCACCCCGCCGAGCGCGTCGTACTGCCCGCGCTTGCAGAACCACCGAACCTCGCCCTCGTGGGCGAGCGCGGCAAACACGGCCTCGAAGTCGGTCAACCGTTGCCGTTCCGTGACGGAGGCCCGCCCTCGTTCACCCACTCGTCCTCGTCCGGCTCGTCTAGATCGTGATTCTCGGCTTCACCAACGGCGCCGCACCAGTCACACGCAAAGCCGTCGTAGTACGACTCGCTGTGAAAGCCCAACGACCCTTCGTGCAAACACTCGCTCACGGCGTACCTCCACGCCAACCAACTCCGGCCTGCTGTTCACGTCCCCAGGACACGACAATATTATTCGTGGTGCAGAAAGCAAGAAACTCTTTCACGTCAATCGGTTCCTCGGCCGTGGGGTAGCGAAGCTCGAAAACGTGCTGCGGTGCGCCCGCGCCCCAGTATCGCTGGTAGCTGGCGAAAGCGTCAAGCTGCGCTTGGTGAAACGCCTGCCACGGGTAGGTTCCCCACAGCCACGGCCTCACTTCCACAAACCGGCCGTTCAACTGAATCATGTCAATCTGTCCGCGCATGTTGTGCCACTGCTGCCCGATCACCGTGGTCGGCTGGTTGCCGCGGAGCCCCCGGAACTCGTGGATCGTGCGGTTGAGGCCAGCTTGGTACTGCCACCAGAAGGCTTCCCCGCCCACGGGGCCAGCGTACAACTTTTGTCCAATCCAGCCGGGCGGGCCGAAGTAGTCGCAATGCCAGCCATCTGCCCACCCGAAGTGCTTGACAAGTTTCGCGGCGAACCAACGGGCGACTTCCGACCGTGCCAGGTTCAACGCAAAGGTGGTCGTATGACCGCCATCGTAGGTCAGCCATCGCTTGCCCGTGTAGGTCAGGCCGTCCTTGCCCACGAGAGCAAACAAGTCGAAGCCGCGGTCCATTGCCTCGGTCGCAACGTCGTACTTGAACTCGCCGGGACTACCGGCCGGTCGGCCATCCCAAAGTTCCACGGCTGCTTGCGTACCGATCAACGTCTTGCCGGCGAGCAGGACTGGCCGGCCCACCCGCGCCGGGCTGCATGACACGAGTGCGGGGGGCGGGCTGGTCGCCACCTGCTCGGGCGTCCATGTCCCGGACCAGTTTGTCAGGCATTGGTTTAGCATTGAACACTCCGTCCTTGAGCAGCTTGTGGTAGACCTTCAACCAGTTTGCCCGAAGCAGCGGGGCGCCTACGCTGGCACGAACCATTGGTTCTGCATCGTGACAGAGCGCAAGCAGCGCGTCAAGGTTGTCCGACACGCTGCCAACCTTCTGGGACCAGCGTTTTGTACGTCGTGTCGGTCCAAGCCGTGGGCCACGTCGGGTTGGTCAAGCGCCACCAGGCTTTGACGGTCAACGTGCTGTCGGTCATGCTCGTCACAACAGCGCCCGAGCCCACCGGGTCGATCGTGCTCGTGCTGTCTGTGCTCACACCCGGCATGAACGAGCGAGTGGGGTCTTGAAAGCCTGACACCACTAGTGCTTGCCCCGGAGCGTCCTCGACACCCCAGTAGTTTAAACTCACCGTCATGTGGGCTTTCGGGTTCATCCATGCGCCCTTCATAGGTGGCGACCATACCGCAAACCGCACCCCGGCCAGGTTGATTTTGTGCAAGCCCTCGTCGCGCACCCACAGTTGCGGGTACGAGAAGGGGTCAGCCTCTTGCGGCTGGTCGTCCAGAACACTGTACGACACGGGAACGTAGTGGACCAGGGGGGCGCTCCGGGCAAGGCACGACAGGCCCACCGCCCCGAGCAACAGGAACAACGCAATCAGAATGTCGGCGCCCCACCGTCTAATCATCGGACGGTGCCCCGTAGCGGCAAGCGCAGTTAGAGAACCAGCCGCACTCCGGGCATCCAACCGGCTCTCGATCGTCCTCGTGGCCGCAGAGGACACAAACGTTTCCGTCGCCAAAGAACTCTCCCGTGTACTCGTGGTCACAGGGTTCGGGCGGCATGTCAAAAGCCCGAGATTGAAAGGCCGATCCAGTTCATGTTGGCGAACCGGCAGTTGGGGTCGTTGATCCACACCGGCTCAATGCAGGAGTCGCAGCCGTAGGCGATGAAGCGGTTCGTCGGGACGTGGGAGGAACCGCACGAGCGAATCTTGAGCCGGTAGATGAAGCGATTGATGGGGTGAGCAAGGGGGTAGGTTCCGATCCAGCAGCACTCGGTCTGTGAAGGAAGGGCCACCTCGGTCGTGTCGGCATACCAGACATCGAACGCCGCCTGCCCGGTGTAGGCAAGACCTGCCCCATCGTTGTAGGTCACGGTGCCGAAGGCGTGGACCCGCCATGCTTGGGGATGGGCACAGTCGCCGTTGGCGTCAAAGTCCGCAGTCTCGGCCCATCCGGGAGCCAGGTACGCCGTCCCCGCGTTGTTGGGGAAAGAGACGTTGAGCGCGGGCGACTGGATGATGTTGTCGGGGACGCAGTTTGGATTTTTGGGGCAACTGGTGCCGAAGTAGAAGCCCGCCCCGAGATGAGTCTTGCCGGTGATGGAGGTACACTCCCCGGCGAGCGTGGGCTGGTAGGTCAAGGGAAGCAACAGCAACGCGAGCAGCAGGGAAACCTTCATTTTGAAACCTCCGTGGGTTTGGAACAACAACCGTCACAGCCGTGAATTCCGTCGCCGTGGTGCTTGACTCCGGGAATCGGATGCCCACACCCGTGTTCGCAATTCCACTCGTCGCGGGCGTGGTGCGACTCGGCTTCGGCATTTAATCTTAACTGCCGAGCCAGGACGCGGGCAACCGCAATTTGTTCAGACGTGTATTTCACCCCTTCTCCCCTTCGATCTTCGCGCGGAGCTGAGAGACGGCTTCGGGGAGCGTGGCCGCGCGATACTCGCTGTAGGGCCGCGCGGTGCTATCGTCGGTAACGATCCACGGCTTGCCCTTTGCCGCGCGCAGCACCGTCGATTGATGCGCGTCGAGCCATTCGTGCGCTTCTAGCACATCGAGAGCGAGCAGGAGGCGGTCGCAGTCGTCGGGGCGAATCGCACCGTATGGGAGATCGCTCTCGGGCTTGACCCCAAGGCGAACCATCGCGTCGCGCAACAGCGTCAGCTTTTCTCGGATCGTCACGGCTTCTCCCTCCGCGTCTCTCCCTCGGGGGTGAAGATGCCGCCATTCGCTTCCGCTTGTGCGACGACCGCCAGCGCCTCGGTCTGCGCCGACTCGTCGCCCTTCGTCATGCGGACCAGCAGGCCGTACAGACCATAGACGTTGTTGCGCGAGATCGCCTGATTCTTTAGCAGCGCAACGAGCGTGTCGCGCACGGTCGTGCAATCCTCCGGCGTGCCCGCGATCACAACCGTCCGCCCGTTAATCTCGAATCCGAGCGAGGCATCGCGCTCTCCGACGTTGCCCGCCTTGACGGCGAGGTTCGTAGCGATGCGCTCTAGCTGCGCGACCAGCGCGCTCGGCGTGCAGTCATGCGTCTCCGGGACGTGCGAGGCGCAGCGTGGACAGATTGGCAGTACCGGCTCAGTCATGCGTCTCTCCCTCGGGGGTGAGGGCTTCGGACCACCCGCTCAGAGCCCGCTGAATGGCGCACGGACCTCCGGGGCAGGTGTCGCCGGTCCGCGTTCGAAGGCACTCGTAGTGCGCGAGCATGAGCAGCGCGACCATCATGTCGCCTGCCTCGGCCATCTTCTCCGCTCGCTGCTTCTCGTGGGCGAGGGCAACGTAGGTGTCAGCCGCCCGCCTGTCGAATCGGTCCAACTCCATGCCCCGCTCGGCGGCGGCGAGGATGAGGCGAAGGTCGGAGTTTTCGAGCACCGCGCATTCGGCGGCCATGAAGCCTCTCACCCGCGCAATCGCCTGCGCCAACTCCCCCTCGGCAGGAGGCGTCGAGTCTTTCTTCTCGGCCTGGGTGAGCAGGTAGTGGCGAAGTTCGATGATGTCGGCCTTGATCCACGGCCTTGTGCCCCACTCCCGCAGTTGGGATGCCGTCACTTCCTTGCTCATGGGGTCAGTCCTCCCGAGCGGGCCATCTCGCGCATGTCGATCCACTTGTCCTTGAGCGGGTGCCCGATACGGTCAATCGTGCCGTTCAACAGCCCGCCACCTTCGACGCGCACGAACGTGCCCGGCAACTTCTCCCACGAGGCGACTTCGAGTACGGCCAGCACGCGCATGATGGCCTCGCATCCGAACGCCGTGCCGATGCGCCGCTTGACCGGCTCGCTCCAACTGTCGAGCGCGTAGCCGCCGTAGCCCTGCCCCGAGTCGCCGAAATCGAGCATCAGCATGAAGGTGAAGATGCCGTGGTCCTCGACGCCCAGCATCGTGCTCGTGATCTTTGCGTTTCTCATGTCACTCCCCTTTCAGGGCTTCGGAGGCGAGCAGTAGTTGCAACACTTGCTCGCAGCGCGTGAGGTTGGAGTGGCACACGACAGCGATCCCATCGCGCAACCGGTGGGTGAAGAACGGCTCATTGTCGCGTGCGCTCGGAATCGGCTCGATCCAGTAGCGCGGCTGTCCACCACAAGACGAACACGGCTTTGTCACGTCGAACTCCCTTCGTTCCCCTCGGAGGCGAGGTCAAGATCAATCCCGGCAACCATCGCCTCCAGCACCATCGCGTACTTCTGGAGCATCCGCTTGCGCCTCTCGCGGCGGTTGAATTCGCTCACGAGCCACGCCGCGACTTCTTCGAGTCCCGCCTTGCTGCACATCGCTGCCAATCCGAGCAGATCCACCTTCGGTCCTTGCTTCACTTGCGCTCCTTCCAAGCTTTGTAGTCGTTGAGGATGTCGAACTTCCACGCCCATCGCGTTCGCGGGTGCCCTTCGCTGGCGGAGGCTACCTCCGCGAATCTCTCCGCGATCTGCTCCAAGTCCTTGAGCCGGGCTTCGAGGGCAACGTTCTCGGCCAGCAGTTCAGCCAGAAGCATCATGGCGTCATCCACTTCGGTGCGGTCACGACTTCTCCTTCACGCGATCAATGCGGGTGCCATCCGGGAACGTGAAACTGTCGGCGCGGCCAAACGTCTGCATGAACTCGGTCCACTCCTTCGGGTACTCGCGGCTCAGGCGATCGACTAGCCGCCGCATGTCGCGCGATAGAACTTCAACCATCCGATCCCTTTTCAGCCCCTGGTGCGGCCACCTCACTCAGCAGGCCACCCGTGTCTGGATCGCTCGCCAACAATTCGTCGCTGTAGCGATGGACCGCGACGAACACCTGAAACTTCTGGCCGCCAACGGTCGTGATGAAGCCCGCCGAGTCGGAGGCTGCGGTCATACGGCCTTCGTCGTGAAAGAGGCGCTCGTAGAACGCCCGGTTCATCGCGTGCAGCAGGTCGTCCGCGCTGACTTCGTTCTTGATCGTGTCCGTCATGGCATCCTCCGGTTCCAAAGTTCAACTGCTGTGTGCTCGGACAGCATCCACTCCACCTTGACGCCGCAGTTCTCACACCCAACGGTGAACAGGCCGAGATCGTTCTTGTCCATCTTTGCGCCCTTACCACAAAACGGACACGGCAGTAGATTCGGTGCGGTCACGAGGGAGTCCTCCGGTTCCAGCGACGGATTGCTTTAGCTTTGGTTGTACCGCACGCGAAACCCGAGAGGCAGTCACGCAGACACGAAACCACCCACCGCCCGAAAAGATTCGATGCGCTGATAGGGCCGGAACATCGAGGGCATGTCACTTTTGTCTTCACAATGGAGTCCTCCGGAGAACCTTTTCAGTCCAGTTGCGGACGCGCTGCCAGCGTTGTTCCGGGGTCGCTTGGCCCCACGAGTAATCGTCGTCGTTGATGAACGCGATTTCAGCGGCCAGCGCGGGCGCGATGTTGAACACCTTGGCTACGGCCAGTCGATCCTCCGGGTCAATCTGCGAAACGTCCACGCCTCGGGCCTTGGCAACCGCGCCCATTGCACACACCTCGCCGTCCGATTGAACCAGGCTCTCCGCGATCAGCCGCTTTACCGGCATGGCATCGAGCACGTCACGCATTTCCATGATCAGCCGTTGACCCCGGTCGCCCTTGATGGCGCGCTCCACCGCGCCTCGCCACAAGTTCAATTCCGCTCCATCGCAGTCGTCGGTGTATCCGCTCCTGCTCACGGCTCGTCGTCTACGATGGCTTGCAGCTCGCGCGATTCGGGCCACGTGGAAACGATCTTGAAACGTGACTCCCACGCCACCAACCGCCGCAGCACCTCCCTCTCCTTCGCATCGAGGCTCATGGCTTCACTCTCCTGACTTCGTACTTGCCGGCGATGATGAGCTTGGCGAGGCTGGCAAGCTTGCCCTGCTCAATGCTCAGGGCATGGTCGGAGAAAGTCTGTGAATCCCTGCTCATGCTCTTCTCGATCAGCGCCCAGTCGAAAGTCGGCAGTTCCGGCTCGGCTTCCACGGGAGAGAGGAAATCGGCAGCGTGCTTGCCGCACGGCGAATGCCAGCCTTCAATACCAGCTTTCCGGTAGCCCTCCCTCAACGCCTCCGCAACGCGGGCGAGAAGCTTCTGCTCGGATTCCGCAATCTTTGCGTTCACGTCAGCTTCGTCATACCAGGTTTTCATCGGTCCCCCCAGGCGTTGTTCTCGGTACATCGCCAACCTCCATTGCAAACTCGTGGACGCTCCGGGAGCAGCACGCCATGCGCCGCTCCAAACTGGTCAACGCCGCGTCAAACTCGGCTTGCCACGCGCTCACGTTTCCTCCGCAGGCACTTCATCGTACCGGCTTTCCCGGTCCTTGAACAGCGTGTTGTCAGTCAGTTGGTCGTCGCCGGAACACACGCCAAAGTACGAGCACAGCGAATTGCCGAACCGGCCAAGGTCCGCGTCACGGTTCTGCACGGGCGGTTCCCCGTCCCGGACGCGTTGCATCCCAAACGCGACTTGCATCACGTCTTGCAGAGCGACCTGAACTTGGCGCGCGTCAATCGGCACGAGTTCTTGGATCAGCAGTTCCTCGGGCTTGCGAAGCTCGGTTCGGACCCGGCCCTCGTAGTGACACTCTGGACAGTCGGCGCGCTCGCGGTTCTCGTGCCATTTCGTGCTGGCCTTTGAGCACTTGCGATCGCTGAACAAGGCCGCCTTGAGCAGCACTTGAAGTTCGCTGCCGAAGTACGGCTCACCCGGAAACTGCTGTTGGATCAGCCAGGCGTAGACAAGCTCGTGCGTGTTGCGCGCGAACGCTCGAAGGTACGGCGCCATCGGCGTGCTGCTGCTCAAGGTCCGCGTCTGCGTGTGAACGAGCTTGCCCCCGATGCGACGTACACGGTCCGGGATGCCGGCGATTTGCACAAGTTCACCGTTCGGCAGGTTGCCCAACGGTGCCGTGATCGCGGTTTCGACCGCCAACGTGGCCCCCGTGAAGCGGTCGCCCCAGTGCGGTGCGGCTTGCTCCATGAACCGCCAGGTCGCGCGAAGGTCGTTGGCCTTGTCGAACAGGTTGCGCGCGTCAAGCTCGTTGGCGGCGACTTCCATCTTCGCCCGGAGCGCGTCGAGAAGCGCGGGCTTGTCGTCGCCGGCAAGTGAGCCCTCAACAAACGAGTGCCACAGTTTGCCGCCCGTGAACGGCACCGGGTCTACCGCGGGTACCCGCCCGTTCAAGTAGCCGTGCGCCCACTTCTGCGGGCAGAGTTGGAATTCCTTGACCGCGCTGATGGTAACGATCACTTGCCCTCCGTGCCTCGCTTGGGCATACACGCCACCCAACGTTCGAGTTTCTTGCCCCACGACTCGTCAACTTTCGCGGGGGGCGTTGTCCAAGTACCGCCCTTGTACGGGTACGGAAACGCCTCGTACACACGCCCTGGGATGGGCTGCTGCACCTGCTGGTCAAGGTACAACTTGGCAAGGCAATTGTTCTCGTTGAACTCGGCCAGCCAGGCATCTGTGACATGCTGCCGGATGCAGTTGGACGAGAAATTATCAAACATCATCGTGCTCGCCAGGTTCGCATTACGCGCGTCGCTCGCCTCTCGCCGGGCGGCGTTGCGTTCGGCAAGGGCGGCGGTGAGGGCGGCTTTCAACCCGTCCCGCTCGGCAACAACGGAGGCGTGCGTCTTGGTATCAATGTACCCGTGGAACATCACATGCTCCATGATCTGGCTGTCACGGGACATTTTTTCCGTGCGTAGTGCATCCTTCAACTCACGAATCACTGCGCACGCATCGCTCTCGCGGGTGTGCGCCGCCTTCAAGTCGGCCGTCAACTGGTCGATCTTGTCCTTGACGGGGACGTGTTGGAAGTCAGGGCCGACCCAATAGTCAATCGTCTGGACGTTAACGCCGCGGGGGTCAACATCACTCGCCCAGATACAACGATATGAAGGACGCCATTCAAGGCCGACCTTTACATATTCTCCGGTACGCTTTGACAGGCGGTACAGTTTGTCTCTCTCGTTGTTCACAACCAGTCCCTCCGTTCGTCGTCGTTGTTCACGTCGGTCGCGGGCCAGGAAGGCCCACACGAGCAAAGCGCCGGCCACCACGATTGAGATTGGTTCCACGTTCCCTCCTTGACTTTCGAGACAAGAACCACAATACTCGGGGCGACCCAAAGTGTCAACGCTTTATTTTCGAGAAACGTGCCGGGAATCACTCAGGCGCTCCGGGCGCAGCACGCACCAGCCACGAGGGGAAGAAAAATGAGCCAAAAACAGCCACTTTGCGCTGAAAATCTCACCGACCTGTTCACGAACACGGAACCGCCAGTGTGGGTGCTCGGCGGGGTGCTGCCCGAAAGCGCGATCGTTCTCGTGAGCGGCCTTGGGCACACGAGCAAGACGTTCCTCGCGCTTGACGCCTGCCTTTCCGTGGCGAGTGGCGCCGCGTGGATGGGGCATTTCCCCACGCGCCAGGGCACCGCGTTGTACGTTGGGGAGGATTCGTCGCGCACGGACGTGGTTCGCCAGATGCGCAAACTCTTGATTGGGCGGGAGCAGGCCAGCAACCCGCCTTACGACAGCCTGTTTTTCGCGGTGTGTCAGGGCGCGACCTTGAACACCGACAACGAAGCCGCCCGGATTGCGGACCTGATCTTCAAGCTCCAACCGCGGCTGGTCGTGCTAGATTCGCTGCGGTTCTTAACCCCTGGCGTGGACGAAGATAGCTCAACGGAAATGTCCACGGTCATCGACCGTGTGAAAGGTTTGCGAGACATTTTGTTTACACGCGGGAACAACGACGAGCAAAGCGGGCCGGGCATTTTGTTGATTCACCACAACTCGCTCGGCGGCCGTGCGCGGGGCTCGACTGCCATCTTTGACGGCGTGGACGGGGCGATTAACTTGTCTCACAACAAGAAAAATGACCTTGTGACTGCCGCCATTCAAAAGCGCCGGTGCATCGAGGTTCCTGAGTTCGCGTACCACCACCTGTGGGACTTGGAGCGGGCCGAACTTGTTGTCCAGGACGAAAGCAGCAAGCCCCTGCCGCACGAGGAACAGGCGGTTGTGCAGTTCTTCATCGAGCGCAAGGTGCTCACGACCGCCGATGTGACAGCTTGCCTCAAAGCCAACGGTAAAGGATTTGACAAACTTTCGGCACCCGTGTTGTCCAACCGAGTGAGCAGACTCCTGCAAAAGCTGAAAAACTCCGGTAAGATTACAAAGCCCACGCGGGGTGAATGGACGTGGGTGGGTGGCAAAACGGGTTGACATAAAATGTCAAGAATGTTAACCCGTTGTGCTGCATATGATTAAAGGTGGAAACGCAAAAACCTAAACTCATGTGCGCCAACGGGTTAACCCTTCATCGGTTCACCCCTTTCCCCTATAATACATACTCGTGTGAAAGGAGAGGCTTTTCACACTCTCGCCTACCGTCGCGTCCACGACGACTCTCGGCAAGAGAGTGAAAATCTACAGCCTTGGGATTGTCAAAATCACAATGTCGTTTGGGCCGCGATGAAGTGGGGCGGGCTGTCCGGTTTTGGTGGGCTGTCCGCGCGATCAGGACGCGGGGGAAAAGCGGACGCTCCGGGATGGACAGCAGGGGGTATGCGGCCTCCAAGGATGCCCCAAGGATCAACGATCGTCGCGGGCCAAGGGCCAAGGGCCTAGGCGGGCGGCCAGGGCCGAGTTTGCCCGCTGTGTGTGGGGCGCTCCGGGGGCAGGCCACCCGCCCAGGGCCGAGAGCAGGGCGCGAAACTCGATCGACCGCTCGGGCAGGTCGGGGCGGGCCGCGTGGCAAAGCTCATGGATCAAAACGGCCAGAACCTTGTCAGGCCGGCGCAAACGGTTTGAGAGCACAACGGAATGGGGCAGCCAGGCGGGGGGCGGCCCAACCCAAAGGCCCCACTGCACGGTATCGGGCAATACCGGCAACGGGGCCACTTCAAGGTTGATCGAGCGGGGCAAACAGGCGCCGGCGCGCCGGTACCGTGGGCGTAAAGCCGCAACGGCCAGCGAAAGCCAGCGCCCTTTGCTTGTGATCCTCACACTTTTGCGCCGGCCTTGGGTTTAGTCGGCTGCAACTTACTGCCTTTGTTCGTGCGGTGGGAAAGCCCCTCGCTCCGGTTGTGCGGATAGCGGGTTTTGAGCTTGAACTTTGTGGGCTTTCCCTTGGTCGGACGCATGTTTCCCTCTCCTACATGCTTGCCGGTTCAATCGGGGCAAGCCAGGTGTCGAGCGGTTCACCCTCGAAAACGTAGCGGACCAGGGCCCGAGCGCGCAGTAGGAACGGCCGCGGGATGCCGGGGATTGCGCCGCGCCGCATTTGGGCGTCGAACATTTCGAGCCTTGACGCGATCGCAGCGAGTTCAGGGGCACACTCGGCCAAACGGGCCGGGTCTGCGGTTCGAGCGCCGCCCGTTACGTCAGGTTCGGCAGGACTGCGCGTTTCCTCCAGGGGTGGCCGATAGTCGGGCGGGGTTTCGGGGAATTCCGCGAGTCGGGCCTTGCGCTTGTTTTCCGCGCGGGTGCGGGCGGCTTTGCGCCAGGCGGCGCGCTGCTTGGGCGTTCCGGTTGTAGCTGCGGCGGGCATTGTTCCTCCGGGTTGTGGGCCAGATCTACGTTCACAACCCGCAGGTTGTGGGGCGCCGGCAGTGAGTCGGCCGTGCCAACGGACATTGTAACCGTTCCACCGGGCGGGATCAAGCGGGCCGCCAAGGCAACGGCGCGGGCCACGGCCTCGGACTGCGCGCGGGCAACGGAAGGGAATGGGCCGACTCGAAGGTTCAAAACGCAGGGCACCGCGATTGTGTAGAAAGCTGCGGGTGGCGCTGGCCGCCCCGGAGCGCCAAGGCGTGAACCGGACCGGACCGGGCGGCGCCGCACGTCGCCCAGGGTGCCCGCGACTCGTGCGCCCGGACTGCGATAGTTGTTTTTCATGCAACCCCCGCGAATTCTTGCGCGTCCTGGGACAAGGCCAAAATGCCGGCATCATCGTTTGTAGTGTGATCGCCGGTAACGTCTACAAGGTCGCTGTTGCGCTTGTCAAACTCAAAGCTCATTGCGCGAGTCGGGCCAAAGCACGGCCAGCGGCTTGCGAACGCTTCAACTTCCCGCGCGGAAACGTACACGCGAACGTATGCGCCAAAGTTTTTGACTCGCATGTTACCGGCCCTCCACTTTTGCGATAAGGTCCGCGATTGCTTGACCGGCCGGGCCGGGAATCATAACGGCGGCAAGCGCGCACGCGCGCACCAGGGCCGGGCCATGCTCCTTGTACCGCTGCGCCTGCTCGTATTCGGCGTCGTTCCTTGCAAGCTCCTTCTCCCCGCGTTCCACTTCCTCGGGTGTCATGGCAGGAAGCCCGCGCGCCACGTCTGAGACAATCGGGAGCGCACCGGCGTCAATATCAGCGCGCAGGCGGCAAACAGCGCAGGGCGCGGGCAGGCCGTGTTCGCATAGACTCAGGTGCGGAACGTGCGTTTCGTTTTCCATTGTGCTAGTTCCTTTCGGCCTTGAATGGGCCAAAGTAGAAAGAAAAGTAGGGGCAGCCTTTGCAGTGCTGCCCATTGTGGCCGGGACGACAACTTGAGAAGTTGAATAGCCACCGCGGGGCAATTGAGAATTGCCAGCGGCCAATTTTTAGACTAAGTATCATAAGTTCAAAACCCCCCGTGTCTTGAGTCGCGGCAACCTGCGATCGTGCCTTGTGCGCGATCCTGGGGCGCCGTTTTTGTGTCAGAATTACAAAACGCCCTCTTTTTTCATTAAACGGGCAATTTCCTTCCACTCGACCCGATGGCATCCGGCGACCACGTTGCCGGCCTTGTCAATCGCATCCAACGTGAAGTGGCCCAGGTGAATCGTTCGGCCGTTTGCCGCGAACGGGATGCCAGACGCGCGAACCTGTTTAACCGCCTCGAAAGCCCGCACCGCATGGGGCCAGGGGACTTCCGCGCCGCGGGACGTTTCGAGAAAGTCCGCGCGTTTGCGTAGGCGGGTCGGGCCGTCAATCCAAGTGTAGGGGAAACGTTCGCCGCGGCCGGCGACCCATGCGGCAACGCGCGCCTTGTCTTTACGCTTCCGCGCCTCACGTTCGGCAAGTTGCGCCTCAAGTTCGGCCGCGCGAACGGCCGCGCGTGCCGCGTCGCGTGCCTTGTTGGCCGCCTTGACTTCGGACGCGGCTTTGCGCAAATCGGCAAGGTCTGGCATGGCGGCTGGTGCCGGAAGCTCAAACGTAGTCGCATAACGGCGCGCGGTTTGATCCAAGGTTTCGGCGCGCTCTAGGTACCAGGGTTTGCCGGAACGGGCGCGGCTTGCGGTCAAAATTGCCGCGTCGCGATCAGCAAGCAAGGCCTCAACGTTGGCCGCGTGTAGATCGGAAACGTAATGCGCGCGTCCACTTGACGTGCCAAGGTTTGGAACGCGAAACGCGCGGTCAGAGTAGGCTAGGCCGCGCCAAACTGCCGGCATGTGTTTCCCGGACGTGGTAATGGAATACGAACGCGACGTGACAAGCGGAACGCGCGCGCCGGACGGGGCCGAAACCCAGACCGCGATCGGGGTAGAGTACGAATAGCAGACGGCGCCTTCACAGTGCATTGAGCCGGACCGCATGGGCGCGCCGTTGTCCTGTGCCCAAACGTGCCCGACCATTGCGTTGCTTCCCGTGGTTCGCATCTAGTCCTCCCATTCGAGACAAATACGGTTGCCGCGCGCGAGTTCCAAGGCGCGGGCCAGGGCCGCATGCAAGCCGGGCGCAATGTCGGCGCCGGCCGTGCGGATTGCGGAACGAATAGACAAAGCCTCGCAAACGAAATCGTGCCGGGCCGCGTTTGCTTGTGCCACTGCGGCACTGTGCGCGGCCATTGCCGAGTGTTTGATATCGTCATCGTATCCACTGTCCTTCCAATCGTCCCCGACAAAGCCCCAAACGCTATCGGCGGTTTCCCATTCGCCCGTTGTGGGATTGCGAAACTGCCCGACCATGCCGACAATGCCTAGCCGTTGCACGCGCTCAAGTTCCTCTTTACGTTCGCGTTCCAAACGGGCCGGGGGAATGTCAGGGTTTGCTTTGGGGTTGAAAGTGTCCCCGCACAAATCGTCAAACGACATGCAATCGTCCGGTTCAACGTTGAGCCTCACGTTGTCGGCAAACGCGGCACGGTCCCAAGCCGTGCGGGTTTGTGCGGCACTCCATGCGTGGCGCGCAAGCCATCCGGCCTTACGCAACGTGCGGTAGTGGCGCGCACGGGCCGCCTTGTCTGCGGTTTCCGGGGTCATGGGGTTTCCTCGCTTTCGTCATCGTCACTGCCATAGGGGCAATCGCGGGCGTCTGCAAGGGCCGCGTCCGAAGTCTCGAACGGTCCGTTGGCTTCGTTGTCCGGCAAGCATCCGGGAAGGCACGGCCACCAATACCAGCCGCTACCCATACAATCGCCCTCATTGTCAACGACGCACTCGCCGTAGAGTTTGGCCTTGTCGCCTGCGTTTAGGGCGCACAGCTCGCGCTTGGCGTGTTCGTGGTGGAACACTTCAAGGTCCGGCAAGGCGTGCGGGTCATTCTCGCGCTTGGGATTGCTGTAGGCTTGCATGGCAGGCTCCTAGCGGTTGAGGGAACGGAACGCGGCAAGCAAGCCCGCGCCAAGGTAGGCAAGCAGGATCATTGCCGGAAGGACGAAAGCAACATGGTGGACGTTGAATCCAGCAGACTGTGCGGCGCTGGCGGCCGCGTCCAAAGCGTTGCAGAGGGAAGCAAGCATGTTTAACGTCTCCGGTTAAGGTAGGCGCGGACGATGATATCAGCAGCAAGCGCGCCGCCGAGAATCAAAACCGCGATAAGGTTACGGGTAATTTCGTGCATGTTAGCGGCCCTCAAAGGCGGGACAGTCATAGCCGCAAGCGGTATCGCCCACAACATGACCGCAAGTGTATTCGTCAGAGCACGCATCGCAGAAATAGCAAACAACTTCACCGTTTTCACCGTAAACGATTTGCGTTGCGTTAGCCGTGCAGGTTGAACCGCCAGCGTGTCGCGCGGTGCAGTCGTCACCCTCACATTCGCAGGCGATCAGTTCAAAGGCCCACCCGTTTGAGAAGTCAATCAAACCCATAGGGCCTTTCGGCATGTTTGCCATTTCGGCAATTACGTTCGCGTCGTCATTGGCCGCAATCAAATCGGCCACAACCTTGTTGCAAATAATCGCCGTCATGCGAACGTTTGCGAAACCGTTCCAAGTCGTGCCGTCAGTTAGGCCAGCATAGACCTTGGTATCGTCGTCCGCTGACAACGTGAACAAGCAACGTGCGAGTGCCATTTGCGTACCCTCCGGTTAGACGTGAACCAGCGTGTTGCGGTAGACGTTGGTAAATGTATCGGCGCGTGGTCGGGAACGTCAACACGTTTCTCGCGTTTTAGGGTGTCCCATTTGGTACAGTCAATGTGTACCATATGGTACACGTTCCCAAGTTTTTCCCGACTCGCGGCAATCCCCATTCGGCACGGCTGGATCATCGGACGTTGACATGAACGTAGCAGCGTAGCGCGAAATACCCCAAGCCTCGCCCGCAGCTCGTTGTCCCCCGCGCTTAAGGAGTCGCACGCGCCCAGGCGCACGCGCGAGCGCGCTCGCACACGCACACACGCGCACGCACGCGCGCGAGGGCGGGGGGAGGGCACCCAACGCCGGCGCGAAGGGGGAATTCTCAGGAGGCGAATCATCCAAAAACGAAAAAGTTTGTCGCAAAACCAAAGCACTTTATGGTACAATGTCCTGTGTGGAAAAACGACCGCATGGACGACCGCCAGAAAAGGTAAAAAAAGCCTTTGAATGGTTCCGAGCCCACGGGCCGGAATCAACCCTTGTGGCGTGCATGGCCGGCGCGGGTGTTTCGCACAACACGGCGCAGAAGGCCCGCCGCATGTTGAAGAACTCCGGGCAGCTTGAAAACCACTTCTCTCCCTTCGGTCCTGCACCGGGGGCGGGATTGACGGACCCCGCGGTTCACGCCGCGGTCCCTTCCACCCTTCGCGCCACCCCTCCGCGCGATGCGGTGCCGTCGCCCGCCCCTTTGCCCCGGCTCACGGCGCGCAAGTACAACGAGCTTGAGGGCGACGTTGAGGAAAGCCTGCGCGCCCTACCACCCGTGGACGCCAAGGCCGCAGCCGAAGAACTTTACCGCAATGCCTCAAGTGACCAGGTGAAACTCGCGGCCCTGCGCGTGCTCGGCTCGTTGTCGGGCGGCGCGGGAACCAACGACCTTGGCCCTGGCCCGCCTCTCACGCTGGACGATCGGCTGCACCGCGGCTCGTTGGTTCTGCAAGCGTGTGGGCGGGACAACGCGCCCGAGGTCTGGCGCCGCGCGTTCAACGAAACGATCGACGCGACTTCCCCACTGCCGCCCCCGCCTGTGGACGACGACATTCCCGACGCCACGCTCCCGCCCCTTGAGGCACCTGTTGCTGCTGCCGGAGCGCCCATCGTTTCTATCGAGGCGGCCTAGTGCTGTACAAGTCAATTGACAGACGGAAGGCTCTCAGTGAGGCATGGCGCAAGCGAAAGGAACACGAGTTCCCCGATTACCAACGGCACAAGAACCTCTGGCGAAAATACAAGATTCGGCCAGCAACCTACGACATCATGCTCAAGGCGCAAGGCGGCGTCTGCGCGATTTGCGGCCAAGAACCGGGAGAGGGCAAATACCTGGTGGTCGATCACTGTCACGCCTCTGGCAAGAATCGCGGCTTGCTGTGTAATCGCTGCAATATTGGCCTGGGTGGTTTTCGAGACACTGTTGCCTTTATGTACGCGGCTATTCGATACATTGAGTTCCATCACGGCGGGGTAAATGGCGACGACGACTAACCTACCGCCGTGGCCTTTAGCCGCAGAAAGAGAGTTCTGGCGGGACGTGTGTGCCCCGCGCCGGCACCCCGAGTGGTTCTGGTGGTTCCTGAATGTCGCCATCGGTTACTCGTTCTACATGCGGCGCCCCGAAAATCGAAGCGAGCAGTGGCTCACCGACCGCGTTCACAGGCCCCTTGCAAAATGGTGGCAGAGGTTTATCGAGCGTTTCATTGACGATCGTTACGCCGGCCGACGCAAGCAGTGGAAGGTCGCGTTTGAGCTTCCCCGAAACTGGGGCAAGACGCAGATGGTTTCGATTCCCACGCCACTTGCTGTATGGCTTGAGTTCCCCAACCTAGGGTGGGGCGACGGCTCGGCCAACATCGACAAGGCCGCGGAAATCATGCTGGACCCGCAGCGCGCAATCATGGAAGGCACCGACGAGAACGCCTGGTACTCCTGGCTGTACGGCGTGTGGCTGCGCCCGAACGCCGGCATGGGCAAGGGCCGCCGCCCCTCGAAGCAATACTCGCTCACGCACGAAGCCCGCACGAACCTTTCGCTCAAAGACCAAAGCCTTAAGTGTTGGGGCGTGCGCGGCGGCATCACGGGCAAGCATCCTGGCGGCGGCGTGATGGACGATCCGGTGTCCGAGGAAGATATCAAGCAGGAAGCGAACTGGCTGGACTTCGCCTACCGTCACTTGGATTCGATGTTCTTCGCCTTCGCCCCGTCCTGTCTCGTGGGCTTTCCCCACACGCGCTACCGCGACGAAGATCCGGCCGGTCAAATCTTCCGCGCTCAAGGCGTGTGCGAGTGGGCGGGCGACCCCTGCCCCGACGAGACAATCAAGATTCGCCCGGACGGTGAGTGGTATGTGTATTACGTCGATTGCTACGACGACAACAACCATTCCAAGTGCCCTGAGATTGACACGACACGCGCCCTGTGGGCCAAGGAAGCCGGCAACCCGGTCACGTTCGCCGCACAGAAGCGCAACCAGCCTGGCCGTGGCTCACACCAGTTGGTCACGAACGTCCAGATGCGGCAAGCCCTGATCCACCCCAACGAGCTTCCTCAGTCCGGGTTTCTGTACCTCAACTGCAAGGCCACCTTCGAGGACTTGGACGCTTTGGGCAAGCGCGATTCCGTCGTGACCGCGGTGCTTCAAGACCCCCGGAACAACGGCGTGGTCTACTACCTCGAAGGCCACGGGTCGAACCTCCTACGCATTGAGGACTTTTCCAAACTCGTCGCGCGCCTGGTCACGAAGGCTGGTACTGACGTTTTGTGGAAAAAGTACCGGCTCATGGGCATTACAAATCAAACGCCTACGGCAAACGTCTCAAGCGACTGGTTTTCGTACTTCAAGCAGTACATGGCCGGCCTGGGCCTGCCTTCCGTGCCCTTGATTTCCCTCCCCCGACCCAAGGGTTCCGCGGAAAAGCGCGTCGTGCGCGCGGTCGGCTACACGCTCGACAAGCGTTTCAAGCTGGTGGATGGCGCCCCTAACGTCCACAACGTCATTTCCCAACTCGTGAACTACTACACGGTGCGCGGGCAAAAGGACGACTGGGCGAGCACGGTGGCCGACGCGTTCGATGACGTGATCTACCGCAGCGCGATCGTGCCTGCCGCTGCCGGAGCGCCCCAAAGACGTTTTCGCCGCGCGTCCGGCGCGTTTGATACCGACGAGGGCTTTGTGTTTGATGATGACAGGGGCATCTACGACACCTGGGAGGGTGAGAGTGTTTGATCCAAAGGCAAACGTGATCGACTGGTGCGCGTTCGACACCGAAATTGCCCGTGACCTTGAGCCTTTGTGCTTCGCACCGGACGAAAAGGCCCGGCGAGCCCTTGCATTTAAACGCATGATGGCCGGTGAGGGCGGTATGAGCGTCGCGGTGACGTGGGATTCGCGCTCGCGCGACTACGAATTATGGGATGAAAGCACGGTGAACGAACTTGCCGAGTTTTTGGAATCTTTTCCGGTCGTTTCGGCCTTCAATCACAACTTTGACGTGAGTGTTGTGTCCGCATTGGCGAAAAGAACGCTGAATTTGCCCGAAATCGTGGACCCTTTGTCCTGGATTCGTGACGGCAACGGTCGATTCATGCGCGGCTCCCGCCTTTCCAACCTTGCCGAATGGAATTTGGGCCTTCCGAAAGAGGGCAACGGCAAGGATGCCTACGAACTGTTTGCAAGTGGACAGATCGCAAAACTTTACCGATACTGTAGGGGTGATGTGATGCGTCTCCGCGATCTTGTGTACCTGGCCCGCGACCAGGACTCCATTTTGGGGCCGAACGGCCTGATTCAGCTTGACCTTCCCCCGTGGTACAAGGAACTCGCCTGATGAGCATGTTGATGGAAAACGTCTCTGGCGTCGTGGGCACGAATTACGAAGATATGCAGCGTGCCCGAACCGAGCAGGACCGAAATGTTCAGACGGCACAATTCGTAACCACGTTCATCACACGCAGCGAAGCCTACACTTGGTCATCGCGGCGCAGGCTCCCGGAACTTTACAATCTCTACCGCGGCGTCTCCCGTGGTGAGGATCACCCGTTTCGGAACAACGTCACGACGAATTCCCTGTTCGCTGCGGTCGAGGCCGATGTTGCCCGGAAAACTCGTGCTCTGCTGACCGGAGCGCCCATCACTTTTGAGGGCACACCGATCGTGGGCGGGGCGAGCTACGCGCGCAAGCAGCAGGCGTTGTACTATCAGCAGGACCGCGAGGACAGCGGTTACTTAAAGAAATACCTTCTCATCAAGGCTGCCGGCATGTATGGCACTGGCGTAATGCAGAGGGGTTGGCGGTACGAGCAACGCGACGCGGCCCACTTTGAAACTATGCAGTCCCCTATGGACGGCAAACGTTATCGCATCGGCCGGACAGCGCGCGACACCGTATTCGACGGCCCTTCTGCAAAGAACATCGACTTACTCGACTTCTTCCTTGAGCCCGGAAAGAACATGATTTCCGAAGCTCGACGCGCGGCCTCGCGGTGGTGGGAGGACTTGGACGCGGTTGAGGCCCGTTTTGAAAGTGGCGAGTTCACGAACCGTTCCGAGCTTGCGCGGCTCAAGCAAACGGGTGCCGTCTCCGCGGATATGTACACCGACATGCGGAACACGCGTGGCGTGGACGTGATTTCGGGAAATCCAAAACAGTACGACCCGTACTCCCGGCCGGTCCAACTTGTCGATTTCATCGGTTATGTCCCGCGCGCCCTGTCACCGGATGGCATTACGTTTCGCCGCATCGTCGTTGCGAACAATGCCTATGTCCTATTGGACGAACCGTTCCCCTGGGCGCACGGGCGTCTCGACTACGTTTTCTTCGCGTATTCCCCATTCTTCGATCCGCACTTCTTCTTCGCTCCGGGCAAGGTAGAGGTCGGCCTGGCCCTACAGCGCGCACAGAACAAGTTCTTGAACCAGTCGCTCGACTACCTTGACCTCGCCATTGCGCCCCCGATCTTCGCGGACGAGAACATTCTGCTCGATCCCCGCGGCATGATGATTAAGGCGGGCCGGGTGATTAAAACGCGCGGAAACCCCAACGAGGGCCTGCGCGCCTTCGAGTTCCCGCTTCAAGGCATCGAGTTCGGCATCAACACGGTCGGCGCCCTGGGCACGATGATCCAGAAGGGCACGGGCATTATTGATGATGTCGGGCAAGGCTTGCCCTCCAATCCGCGCGAAACGGCCCGCGGCGTGCTTGCCCGCAGCGAGGCTGCCGGCACGCGACTTGACCAAGAGTGCCAACTTGCCGAAGAAATGTGGCTGACGCTCGACGCCGACGCCTGCATGGAACTTGATCGCCAATTCCTCACGGAAGGCCGCACGGCCCAACTGTTGGGCGACCTTGCCGTGGTCGATCCAATCACGGGTGGTCCGAACCAGATGCCGGCCGGCTCACAGGTTCAGGTGACTCCTGACGACGTGGCCGTTCGCTTGCGCGCCCGCGCGGTGGGCACGAGCCAGCGTCTCAGCCAGGCCATGCGATCGCAGAACTTCATCTTGACCATGCAGACGGCGTTCCAGGCGGCCCAAATGGGCGGCCCCGCGATGATGGCTCAACTCAACCTGCTCGGCTGGATTCGCCAGCTTGCGGACATCAACGAGATTGGTAGCCAGGTGAACGAGTTGGTTGTACAGAACCCGCAAGCCTACGGCGCACAGCTTGCGCTCCAAATGATGGCGAGCCAGAAGCAAGGCCCGGAGGCCATCATCGGGCAAGCGGAAGGCAGCAACCTAGGCGGCGACGCGCTTGGCACAGCCGCAGGCGGTGGTGTGCAGGCGGGCGCAATGCCAAATGGCGCGGGTGACATCGGCCAAATGGCCGGTTCAATTTCGGGAGGGTTGCAGTGAGCAACGTACCGCGTGACATCTTGCAGCTAAGTGCCCTGCTCGGGGAACCTGGGTGGGAGGCGTACAGCAAGCGTTGTGAGTCAGTAATCAAGGTGTGGGAAACCCAACTGCTCAATCCCGCTGCGAAGCGCAAGAGCGAATTGCCCGACGATTACCTGCGCGGGAGGATCGACGCGCTCAGGCTCGCAATCTCGTGGCCAGGTTCTTTAGTCGAACAGCACATGCAGCAGGCCGAGGAAACGCGGGACGATGACCGTCGCGCGCGTGCTCTGGACGCCCGAGCACACCTTGGTTTTGGTTATCCGGGCGTGATCGAAGGCGAATAAAGTGCTTTACAACGCAAACCTAACGAGGTAAAGTGTGGCTATGAATGATGACGTGTCAGCGGACCTGACGCGCGGCTTAGAAGATGCGCTGAACAACGAGAACCTTGACGGCCTGACCGCTCCGGTCGAGCCCCAGGGTCAGCCGTCAAGCCCGGCTGGTAACGGCGCATCGCAGCAGGCGGCCCCTGTTGCTCCGTCCCCGGAAGCGGTAGTCCCGCAGCCGTGGGAAAAGCTCGGATACGCAGACCCGGAAACGGCATACAACAGCGTCGTGAACCTCCGCAACTACGCCTCGCGCACGAAAGACGAGGCGACGCAGTTGAGGGAGGAAAACGCAACGCTAAAGCAGCAGATGGCAAGTGGCTTTGGGCGTCAGTCGCCTGCGGGATTGCCGCAGGGCTACGGCCAGGCCCCGGCCGCCGACTCGCTGGACCGGCTTGAGTCTGAGTATCACGTCCCCCGGCAATTGCTGGAACCGGGCGTGAACCAACTCGTGGACGCCAAGGTGAACGAAATTTTGCAGCCGTTCATCAAGGCCGCCCAGGCTGACCAGAAGGCGGTGGAAACTTACGGGCCAGAGTACCTGACCCTTAAGCCCCGGATCGACGCTTTCGTGGCGAGCGACCCGCGCACGGCGTACCTTGTAAACGCCGCGCGCATGGCCGGACAGCCCGAGTTGGCGAACGAACTTGCCGTCACAAAGTTTCGTGAAGCCGTGTTTAGCTCCACGCACCAGCAGATGACTGCTGCTGCCGGAGCGACCACAGCGGCGACGCAGGCCGCGCGCTCCCACGCTGGCGTTCTCGCTGGCCGCGGAGAGGAAACGCGGAACCGCATCACGAACGGTCAGGCGGGACAGCCTGTGGATCGTGCCGAGGCAATTGCCAGGGCGAACGCAGGCGACGACTCAATGATCGAACGTGGAATCACGAACATGCTGCCGTTCTCCGAGGCTGACTTGCAGAAGGCTTGGTATGGCGGGACCAACTTCACGCCGTAGACCAAGCCTCAACCTCAAGTAACGGAGCAACACCAATGGCTATTCCTGTTAATTTCGCCTCTACCGTTCTGCTCGGCCAGACTCCCGGCACGGGCAGCAACCGCGAGGACTTTGCGGACTGGATCGTGAATCTGGATCGTACGGACACGCCGCTGATGTCGTCCATTGGGACGACTGAGGCGACAGCCGTTCGTCACGACTGGTCGAACGAGGTTCTGAGAAATCCCAAGACGTTCAGCGGCTTCGCGCCGGGCACGTCGCTGGTCACGGGACGGAACGAGGGCGAGGACTTCAACGCCGACGCCCTGACGTATCCCACCCGCAAGTCGAGCTACCCGCAGATTTTTGAGACGTTCTTCGGCCTGACCCGCACGCAGATTACCATTGCGCGCAAGGGCGGCACGGCGGGCATCAAGGACTTGGCGGGCAAGGAATCGAAGAAGGTCATGGTCGAGCTTATGCGTGCGGTGGAAGCCCGCCACTTCTCGACCAAGAGTGCGGCTGGCGTCGCTACCGGCGCGATCCGTCTCGAAAAGACGCTGGACGATTCGACCGCGACGACCGGGATGCTGGTTGATAACAGCGCCCTTGGCTACGGCACGAACATTCTCGCCCGCGCCAATCCGACCGAAGCCGACTTCCTCACGATCATCCGCTCATGCAACGAGGCCGGCTGCAAGGTCACGGACATTCATATGTCCCTCGCCCGCAAGCAGTGGGTGAGCCAGAACTTTGTCGGCTTTGGCAGTGCTGCGGCCCCGATGACTCGTAACCTGGATGGCCTGAACACGGTCGTTGCCACGTTCGATTACTACAGAACGGACGCCGGCACCGCGCGCGTGGTCGGCAACATCTGGGTGACGAAGGCCAACGAGGTTGTGTCGAGCACGGACGTTGCTGACCCGAACTCCGGGCGCATCTGGTTCCTACAGCGCGACATGCTCAAGATGGCGTGGCTCGACAACTTCCAGACCAACATGATCGGCAAGCGTGGTGACTCCCTCGCGTTCCAGGTTGTGGGCGAGGGTTGTCTTGAAGTCCGCACCGATCGCATGGGCAAGATCACTGGCGTCGCTGACATTTAACGTGCTTGGGGCCTAGGTATATATACTTAGGCCCCAACCCACCAACGAAAGGACAGCGAAATGCCGGCTCTTGGAAGTGCAGCGGGACCATACGCATACGGTCGCGTTGCGTCGATCAACTCCACAAGTGTCACTGCTGCGACGGGCGCTTCCGCGGCCGAAGGCATTGACAAGCTCACCTACACGGCCGAACGTGCGGGCCTTTACCGAATCAATTCCTACGTTCGCGTTCGGACGGCTGGCACCGGAGCGTCACAGTCTGTTGTTGCCAAGGTGGCTTACAACAACGGTGCGGCCGTTGCCGCTGCAAACGTCCTTCCCTTCATCGGGGCGGCCACTCTCACGGCTCTTGACCTGACTGCGGCGGCTGGCACCAACGGCATGTCGAGCATGGTTATTTTCGCGGACGTGAGCACGGCGATCACGGTTAACCTCACCGGGTCGGGCACCTTCACTACGGCTGCGATCATCGACGTTTACTTTAGCATCGAGGCCATCTAGGCGCACGGCGCCGGGAGAACAGAAATGCCTGCTTTCGGAAGTCAGTCGTGGCCCTACAACTACGGTACGGTTGCGGCAATCAACAAGAACTCTGTCACAATGATTACGGGCTCGGGCGCTACGGAAGGCACGAACCTTCTCACCTATGCCTGTGACTTGACCGGCATCTACCGCGTCACGACCCTCGTGCGTATCCGCACGGCGGGAACGGGCGCGTCGCAGGCCGTCAAGAGCCAGGTCACGCACAACAACGGCACGGCTGTCGCTGCGGCCGACACGGCACGCGCTGGTGTTGCCGGCGCCATCACGGCGCTTGACCTCACCGGAGCGGCCGGAACGTTTCTCGCACAGGACGGCCTTTACCTGCAAGCGGCGGGGTCTAACCTTCTCGTCACGCTGCTTGGTTCGGGCACGTTCACCACGGCCGCGATTGCCGACGTTTACATTTCCGTCGAGCGTGTGGGCTAACCAACCCAGGGCGGGGGATTGCGCTGTGTGGCGCCCCCCGCGTTCTGTAGGAGAGACACATGGCTCAGAATAATCCAAACTACTACCAGTACACGAGCACGGTCACACTTGCGTCTGGACAAAATGCCGACTCAGGGCATGTTGATTGTCTTGGTGCAAAGGCCATTTCGTTCACCGTGTCTTGCAACACGACGCACCAACTTGCAACGGCCTCCCCTCAAGTCTTGATGACCGATCAAAAACAAGTCACTCTCACTCCCGGTGCGTTTGCTGCGGGCACGGCAAATGCGGCCACAAATCTCAATGCTGCTGGTGTGATTATTACGGCTGACCTTTCAACCACCACGCCACGTTTCGTGCTTGTTCGAGCAGCTATTGATCCAGTTTTTAATTCTGATTCGGCACCAAAGATGTATGGTGTTGCCTCAGCCTGGATCACGCTCACCAAAGCGGCAACAGCCGGCCCGGCGATTTACACGGTTGTCACAACGGTCTACTACTAGGAGGCTTCATGGCCCGCGATCGAAACAACAACTTCTCCAAGGACGGCCACCCGGTTGCGCCGGATTTGTATGATACCATGTGGGGTGACATTCATCCGGTAGACGCCGTGCCCTGCCCGCCCGACAACCTGTACGAAACCTACGCGCAGCACGGCGGCGACCCGACCCCGAAGGACAACAACGCGAATGGCAGCGACCGTTAGATCGCGTCGGACGCCTTACGTTGGTGGCTACAGTAACCGCAACTTGCTCAAGTCTCTCCTGTCCGACGAGCGTATGTTCGCCACGATTCCCTGGTGGGGCTCGTTCGTTCAGCAGCAGAAGGACATCAGGGAAATGTACCGCGTCCACGCCAAGTCTGCCCCGGTCACGGGATCGAAGAACTTCTCGGTTGGCGGTGGTTTCTTTCATACTTGCCGAATCCCGGTGAACGTGGTCGAGATTATGACCGCGTGCGACCCTGAGCTTGATGGCTCCAACGAGCCCAAGATGGAACAGTTTCTCCGCGACTTCCCGTTGTTTGACCTTCGCGTTCGAGGTAACTAAATGCGTTGCTTCCTTTGAGGAACTAGCTAATGTCAACAATGACTCTTACTAACGCAAAGATTGTTGTTGCTAGAAGTTTGGGGGGGCAAAATGACCAAGATGAGCTTCGTGCTGCCGGCGAGGCAATTAACCGTGCGATCAACACTTGGAACAGAAACACTTGGGACTTTCTGCGTCTTGATAACCTGAACACTTTCACCGTTGCCTCCCTCACGACGCTCGGCTCCAACGTTCTCGTGCTGCCCACGGGCGTGACCTTCCCCAACTTCGCTAACGTGTACAAGGGCACGACGGTTTCTGGCACCGGCATCCCGGCTGGCACGACCGTGCTCGCCAAGGTTTCCAACAGCCAACTTACATTGTCGGCCCTTGCCACGGCGTCCAACGACCCGATCACGCTTACGTTCAGCGGGCCAATTCCCATCTGGTCGGGCCAGAGCGATTACGCATTGCCGTACCTGGTCAAAGAGCCAAGCTACGCGCGCCTGACCAGTGGTGTAACGTTGACCTACGCACGCTCGCGGTTCGTGAACCGGGTGAGCGACCCAACTGCCGACTTTGGGCAGTGGGGCTATATGATTGAGCCGTTGCAGGGCATCCCGGACGCGGCAAACATTCTGCCGTTGCCCACGTCCGTGCTGCGCCTCGTGTCTACCCCCACCGGAGCGACTACCACTTTTGTTGATACTCTTGTTCTCGAATACTTCCGTGAGATTCAGAAGTTTTTAAACGACGTTTCCGTGGCTGACGAGGCCCGCACGTTGGACGTGCCCGACATCTATGTAGATGCGCTACTCCAACTCGCTGAATATCACTACATGGCGAACAAGGACTCAGAAATTGTTCGCACGGGCGACCGGAAGCAAAGTGCGTTGGCTGCACTTAAAGAGTGCATTGACGACGACAGCGGCCAAGTGGACGACGATATGTTGTTCATCCCCGAAGTGGACTGGAACAACGTGCCCCGCCCGCGCCGCTGGATGGACACGATCTAATGCCGATTTCTTGCACCGACGTTCGGCTCGACAACGAGAATCATAATACTGGCGCGACGCAGCGGGTCGGCCAGCTTTGTTTTGATCCCACGCGCGGGGCCAGCGGCGTCATGCAGGAGGTTTGGGTTGCTGCCGCGGTGGATGGTGCCGTGTCCAATCGGCGCTTGTTCTACAACGAGTTCGATATTGCAACTGAGGTTGCCGGTACCCCGGTGCTCATTGAAAGTGAAGTCGCCGGTATTTGGATGGGCATTGAAGCGTGCAACTTGGTGCGTTTAACAGACGGGCGTTTAATCGTTGCATATGGCTCGTTCGGCGTGTACACCCGTGAGAGCACGGACAACGGACAAACGTGGACCGCAATTGCAAAGATCGACGCTATCGGGGCTGTCCCGCCTGTAGGTTTCGGCGCTACCCGCTCTATTGCCACGATGTTCTCAAACGGCATTGACGTACATTGTATTACATGGGAATCAGGTTCCGGTGGGCAGGCGCGTGACGTTTACCTGTTCAAGCGCACGGGCGTGGGCACCTGGGACACGGGCCGTAAGATTCACGATACGCCAGGCTTTGCCGACCCGCCGTATTTTGACTTCTCGTTGTCCCGCCTCTCTGGCGGCCCGATGGGCATTATGAAGGCCGACAGTGCCGTGATTGGGGATAACCTTGTTGGCTGCATGATTGCAGACTTTTCCCCTGCGATCGGATTTGGAAATTATCAACTTGCTTGTCTGTGGACGATTGATGGTTGGGCAACAATTAACTTCTCGCTCATTCACGACTTCGGCAACACAAATCCATTTGGCCGCAACCCGATGTCCTGGCTTGGCACAGACGGCCGTATTCGCATGGCCGCGATTGATTTTGTAACGCCCAATGAGTTTCCTGTTCTCGCTTTCTCGGACAACTATGGGCAGACGTGGACCTACCTTGGCACACCCGCGCCGTTACTTACTGTGGCTTGGGACAACTCGTTCAATCGTGCCTTTGCACTAGACCAAGTAAATCACTGGCTCATTGGTGTGTTCACAACTAACGGTGTGTTGGAAGAACACACGCTGTTCAAGGGCGGCGATTCGCTGCTCGGTTGGACCCAGTACACTTGCGGTTCAGACTTGAACTTCCAGTGGGCCGGCGCGACGACCGGCTACGGGTGGGTGATCGGGCAAGACTTCTACCGTGTGTTCAACAAGACGATCGGTTTGGGGCCGGCGGTAAATCAAGTAAACGTACTGATTCACCACGGCCCCGGCGACATTCCGCACGAAGGCCCAGTTTGCATCGTCACGCCATTGACCGATTACATCGTTCTGCCGGACGGCACGGTTCAATTGTGCGGGCCGACTGCGCCAGCCGGGATCACTTACACTTGGGCATGGACTGGACCGGGCGGCTTCACGGCCACGACACAGTGCATTGTGGTTAGCGTCGCCGGAACCTATACGCTTACTGTAACCGACGAACTTGGACAGACCGCTGTGTGCCAAGGCGTGGCAATCTCGGTCCCGGCGCCCGAGACGACGACTGCTACCGGCCGTTCGGTTCCGCACCACCGCGGCGTGTTGCGCCTCACGCGCAGCGGCCATCCGTCAGGCACCCCAACCGTGGCTCCGGTGAAATAATGAGTTCAACCCCCGCAGTTGAAATGCTGGACGGTGGCCTGGTCAACAGCCGCGACCGCTCGCTGCTGCGCCCCGGCGAGCTTGCGCGTGCCAACAACTGCTACCACAAGCCTGAGAACCCGGCGCTTTACAAGCACCGTGGCCGCGCGGCGTACAGCGCAACCCAGGCCCAGGCTGTGCTCGGCCTCAAGTATATGGAGTTTGATTCCATTACGGCGCGGCTCGTTCAGGTTCGCTCGACCGGAGCGGCGGGCGTGTTGTCCGTGTCACCATTCACTGCGGAAACCGGAACGTGGACCGACTTTGCCGATGCCATCGCCATCCCGACCGGCTTGGATTCCGTCTACTTCCAAGACCGCCACGTTCTGCTCATCGGGGCAAACACGACCACGGGCGATTTGCTCGGGCGCAACCTTGCGTTCCTTGGAAACAACACCGTGCGGCGTCACGGGCTCGCTCCGGTGGTGTCACCACCCGCGCTTGCGCTGGTCACTGGAAGCTGGCCGAACAACGAGGACTTCCCGCTCGGCTGGTACTTCTTCATCACCACCGAAGTTACGGACGAGTCAGGCGAGACTGCACCATACTTCTTAGAGAGCGCGTGGGAAGGCGAAACCTTCGCGGCCATCAACGTTAACTCAACGGCGAACTCGGTCCAGGTTACGTTTCCCGCCCAAACGAACCTGGGCCAGTACGGCGATACGGCCACGGGAATTATTCAGGCCCGCCGCGTCTACATGGCCGGGCCGATCGGTGAAATTGATCCAGTCCAGGTGAACCGGCCGCCAAACCCACCGCTCTCGTTGTTCAAACTCGTGGCTCAGGCGCCCATTGGACAGGCTTCCACAGTTGTTGGTGCTGTGACGCTGCAAAACTTCAACGTCCCCGGCACTGCCAGCGGCACGGCGACCAACCCAAACAACGCCAAGGTTGACGACGGTGTGAACACCACGTTCGCCACCGGCCAGACGCTTGACACATCCAATTATGGCCTTGCAGTTTCCGGCGTTGTAACCGGTATTCGCGTTGAAATCAAGTACAAGGCTGTCACGAGCAACATCAGCGTCGGCATTTGCAAGGCTGTGCCGACCGTGATTGGAACGGCCAAGACGCTGCTTATCAACTCTGCCAGTTACAAGATTGAATCGTTCGGTGGCGACGGCGACTTGTTTGGCAGCGCCCCCGGCACTTACACCGCGGCAGACGTAAACGCAGCGACCTTCGGCGTCCACATCGTTGCCACGTCGGCCATTTCGCTCTCAATCGACTACGTTCGTATTCAGGTGTTCAGCACGTCCGGCGTGAACAATATTCCATTCGGCCAGTTGTTCCCGTTCATCACCATTCCCATCAGCGGCGGCACGACGGTGCTCTACCCGTCAAACAGCGAGCCCCCGACCGCGAGCACCGGCGACGTGTTTGAGGGCCAGATGGTTCTCAACGATGTGGACAAGCCGGGCGAGATTGTCTACTCACAGCCCGACCGCCCTGAGTATTTCCCAAAGCCGTATCGTATGCGAATTGATCCCAAGCACCGGGACGTTGTAACGTGCGTGCGGACCCTTGGCGAAGTCGTGCTGATCGGGATGCAGAAGTGCTTGTGGAAGATCAACAAGCTTCCGCGAGAGGAAGATTCGTTCTTTGAAACCGGGCGCATCAAGAACGAGATTTCGCCCGACAAGGGTGTGGTGAACACCAACGCGATTGCCACGTTCTCCACACCGGGCCGCCCGATCCTGGCCGCGTTCGTCTCGCTCAACGGGATTCATTACACGGACGGCTACAACGTTGACACGTTGATCGCCGGCATCGACTGGTACGGCATGGTGAACGCCGACAGGCTTTCGTCGTGCTGGCTGGTGAACTATCCCAAGGAACACTTGCTCGTGTTCGGGTACGTTCCCGCAGGCGACGAGAGCAGCACACGCCCGACGAAGCGATTGATCTTGCACTACCACCCGAGCCAAACGCTTGAGGGTGGGAAACTCAAAGTCACCGGGCCGATCGACCTCGCTGCTGCTGCCGGAGCGCCTGCGTTCTTGGCAAACAAACACATCTTCGTCACCGGGCATACGAACGGTGCAACCTACGTTGAGGACCGTGGATGGCAGGACGCCGCTGCCGCGAACGCCAACTTGATTATGTCGATCGTCACGCGCGATATGTGCCCCACGGGTGTTGGGATGCAAGCCACCGTCGAGCGTGTGTGGTGGCGGCACGGGCGCTTCACCGACCCGGACATTATTCTTACCGTGACTCCGTGGATCAAAAAGACGAGGGGCGATTACATCACGCCGGCCAGCGGCCAGCGGTGGACAGGCAAATCGCGCGATGCCAGCATGGGTGCCAACCTGTCCAATGACCAGAGCACCTTGAGCAACACGGGTGCCTTCGAGCGTACCGACCAGCACTTCGGGCCAATGGAATCATTCTGCCTTGAGGCGGCCACGAGTGACACGAACCAGGGCTTCTCCCTTGCATACTTCGCGCTCGACATTGCGGGCAAGGGCTTCTCGGACAATCCAGGCTAACAATGCCCCGTCAATTCAACAAACCACAACTCTCGCCCATTGCCGACGCGGCTACCCGGAGCGCCATCCGTCCCATTGTGGACTGGGCATTGGACATCGACCGCTTTCTCGGAATGAACTTTTCCCGTTCGCCCAACGGCGGCACGACGATTATTCAGCCAACAGGCGGCGGCGCGTTTGACTACGACCTGTTGACCAACATTCCGTGGACGAACGAAGGTTCCGACACGGTTCGTTTAACGGTGTCCAGCAAGAATGTTGGCATCGGCACGAGCACCCCAGGCGCAAAGCTCGGCGTCATCGGCTCGGTGGTGGCAACCGTGGTTGGGTTGTTCAAGGCGGCGGCAGGGCAAACCGCGGCCATTCTACAAATGCTCAATTCAAATGGTAGAAATGCTGCGACGTTCGACTTTCGTGGGGGCTTAAGCCTCGGGAACTCGACGGACATTTCGGTTCCAGCATTTATTCGTATGGGATACCAAACTACCGACTTCGGAATCGCAGACGGAGCAACCAAGGCAATCCTAACGTGGGGCAGTACCAACAGTAATCTTGGCCCACCAACCTGTACCGCCGATGAGGTCGGTTGTGTTGGTGCTCGCATCTATACCTACAAAGATGCAAACGGCTTCTTAGACAATGGCTATGGCCAAGACAGTTCTGAGGCGTGGGTGCTCGTCTCAGACAGCAGCGTGCCCTACACAATCTACACCGGGTACATGAGCGGTACGAATCGTGTGCGTGCAACGTGGTCGGGCACAGGTAACATGGATAACCGCGGGCGCATTTGGATTCGGAAGTACCTCGGGGCCGGCCCTGCAACCCCCGAGCTACGCCTTGAAGAAACTAGCGCAGGCAACAACTACACCGGCTTCAAGGCTCCGGCCGCGATCACTTCCGATAACATCTACACCATGCCTGCGGCGTTCCCGGCTGCGGCCAGCCTGTGGTCAATTTCATCGGCTGGTGTGATCTCGGCCGTCGCGCAGGTGCCAACCCGGCGCGTGTTCATTCCCTCCGCGGATTGGGTACAGGCCAATGGTACATCGATGGCAGCGGGCATGGTAGGTACCTATCCCAATATGTACCAAGGGTTCCAATTTGTGGACGCGCCTGGTGTCGGCCCACAAGGAATTCTCTACCAATGGCGGGTGCCCAAGGATTGGGCGAGCGGTACGGTCACGGCCAAAATCGTCTATCGCATGATCAATGTGGGTTTTGGAATCAACTCGTTCTTCGTCATGCGCCTTCGTACACTGGCCTACGCAGTAGGCGCTTCTCCTGTAGGTGCTGCCACAACCGTGACGACGGCCATTGTCAATCCTTTGACCTACGTTAACGTTTTTGAAAGCAGCCTCGGTGCCATCACAGTTGCGGCCGACAACATCGTTCGCATCGTGATCGACCGCGACACGACGGATGGTTCGGACGACTCAACAGATACGGTCAACGTTATCGGCGTTGAGTTGAACTACACGCCGCTTTACTAAAGTGGTATCATAGCAATACGAAAGGACTGCCCACATGCCCCTTCCCGCAGTTGGAATTGCCGCTGGTCTGCTCCCCGCGATTGGTCAATTGTTCGGGGTGGGCCGTCCCGACACGCCCTCCTACGATCCAAAACAAATTCAAGCCTTGATCGCTCAATACTACAAGATGCTGCTCGGCGGCCCGATCGGGCAGGGCATGACGAACCAAGCGAACCTCGGTGCGAACCAGTTTCAGAACTCGCTCGCTGCGGCAGGGGCACGCTCCGGCCTGAGCAGCACCGGCCTCGGCCAGATTGCGGGCGCTGGTGCATCGAGTCTTGCTGCCTCGGGGCGTATGGGTGTACAAAGCGACCTTCTCCAACGCGCCCAGGAACTTGCGTTCAAGACCCTGAGCGGCCAGACCGCACACGGCGAGTTCAACGCGCTCCATCCGTCCGGCCTCCAAGCGTTCCTTGGCTCACTCGGCACGTCGGCCTACCCGCTGCTGCTCGGCCAGAACGGGCAGAAGGGGCCGGTAAACAGCAACCCAATGCCGAACTACGGCGGCAACCCTGGCGGCACTTGGGGTAATCCGGGGCGTACGCCACCCTTCTATCCGGGGTACTAGCCAATGAGCTTTGACCCGACCCTTCTCATGCGCAACTCGATGCTTGGCGACGTGCCCGGCGACCCGATGCAGCAGAGCGAACAGGTGCCCGGTGGAATGAATCCTGCCGTTGGCGGCATGGACGCTGTGAGCCGTGAAATGCAAGATCAAATTTCACAACTCCAAGCACCCTCTGCGCCCCCGCAGACTGCCGGCGCGTTGCAGCAGTTCTTTGCCCTGCTCGGTGCGAACAGCGGCGCCAACCTGCTTCGTCAGCCCGGAGCGGCGACCCCCGCCCACCAAGCCGTCGCGGAAGAACTCGCCGCCCCAAGCAAGTATGCCGCGCGGAAGCAACTCGACTACGAGAAGGCCCGGTCACTGCGCACGCAAATGCTCTTACATCAGTACGACGCGGCGGCCCGGCAAAAGATGTCAGAAGGCAACCACGCGGCTGCCGTCACCCTGCTTGAGAAAAAGGCGGCGCTGCATGACGAACAGTTCCCCCGTGACCAGGCCCTTCTGCACGCGAACCGCGTTGAAGAACTTGAAAAGCGCGCGGCAGAGGCCCGCAAGACCAAACAGACGATCCCTGGCAAGGCGGCAGGCACGGGCGGCGGCGTTGGCTCTGCAAGTAACCGTGCCGAGCTAGCCGCACGTTACCGTTCCGCATTGGCAAAAGCATATGGTGACATTGACAGAAAGGCACGCGAGCAAGGCTTGACGGAATCCGACGTGACGGTTGCCAAGGGCTTTCAGCAGCAGCGACTCTCGGCTGAATATAACGCACTGCTCAAGGGTGAGAACCGCCCGGCCACGCCGCCCATGCCAGCCCTCACGCACCAGCCTGGCCCGGCAACGGACAAAGCTCTTGCTGCTGGCGCTGCCCCCACTGCTGCTGCTCCAGGAGCGTCCCCCGCAAAGCAGCCGTGGAACGGCAAGGGTCGGGCGGGCATGGAATCGGGCGACACGAAACGGACGCTCGCGCAGCGTAAGGCGTACTGGGCACTGGGGCACTAAATGTCCGACTTCGGCGTGACGCGGAAATCGCTCGATCCGAACGGCGTGCTCAATGATGTCTCTGACGATGACTTTGCGGTTATCGCTCACGAGCATCCTGAGTACCTGCATCAAGCCGCGCCCGCCCCACAAGCCAACCGCAACGACTTGCTTGGCAAGTCCACTCTCAACGAACCGATTTCTCCCGCCCCTGGTGGCCCTTTAGGCATCGGCATCGGCATCGGCGTGGCTGAGGATGTGGCAAAGCAGGGTGGCCTTCCGTACCTTGCCAACATGCCGGGCCGCGCCTTGCAAGGAATGGGCGGCATGCTCTCAGGTGTTGGGCAGGCGCTTGGCGCTGGCGTTGAGGGCGTGGCTCAAGTTGCCCGGCTCGCCCCACCGAATCCGGCGTTCCCAAATGCCTTCTACGATCCCGGCCGCGGCGTTCTCGAAATGCTGCAAGCTGGCCGTGCGATCGGACGCGCCCTGCCAATGGCGGCGCACGACATCGTTAAGAATATCCGCGAGGAAGTGACCAATCCTGGTGCGGCTTTCATTCGCCGTCCGACCGAGACGGCGCTTGATGCGGGGCTTGCACTTGATTCTCCCTCTGCCATTTCGTCCTTGGTCAGTCGCGCTGCTGCCAAGTTCGGGGCAACGACGATCGCCAAGAAGGCGATGGCGTTTTCGGAAGCCACGAGCCCGGCTGCGCGCAACGCGGCCATTTACCAAACCCTCAAGACGGACAGCAACTTCGGGCCGTGGGTGGTTGAGCAGGAACAGATTCACCACGCCCGCGACTTGGTTGCCAACCGCTTCAAGGAACGCGCGCTTAAGGACGAGGGCGTGCCGGCAAGCATTGCGCAGGTTGTCGGGAAACTCGACGCCGCTGAACTTGACCATCTTCCCGGCGTGGTGCAGGGAACCTCGCCCTGGCCGACCGGAGCGCGGCCGGAATTCATTGATGCCGTCAAGGCGTACCAGCAACTCATTGCGGAACGGCAGGCAGGCGAACTTGCCCGCGGCACACTCACCCCCGAGATTATCGACCGCCGCGCGCACCAGCCCCTCCGCATTGAGACTGGCGGCCCGGAGCAGCTAACGTTTGAGGGCGCTCCGCGGAGGGTAAACGATGTGACGGGCACGGAGAAAAGCGCCCGTACCGCCGAAAAGATGCGCGACGCCGCGCTCGTCAAGGCGGCCAAGGGCGCCGAGAAGGAAGCTGCCGCCGCCCGCCTCAAGGCTCAACTTGCTCAGTCTCGCACCGAGACGCGGGCCGCCACGACTGCGGAGAAGCGTGCCGCCCGCTTTGCCGGTCGCAGCGAGCAGGCGCAGAAGGGCTTGTCCCCACTTGAAGGGCTTGATCCCAACGATCCGAACCGTGCGCGCATGGCTGCCCAGGCCACGGACGTTACGAAAGCGGAACTCGGGCTTGAGGGTGCCAACCTTGAAGCCGAAGCGTCGCGTGCTGCCATCCCCGGAGCGCCCACCACAATTGCACAGAACCTCGGCAAAACCCGGCAGCAGGCCCGCGACGCGGCTTGGTGGCAGCGACACGCGGACGCGCTCGACCGCCGTGCAACTCGACTTACCGCGTTGGCCGACGCCAAGCGTGGGCGCATCCCGGCGTTGGACCGTCTTGACGCACAGACCGCAGCGGTCAAAGCGGCACGAGCGCCCGGACCTTTTGCTAGCGCATACCCCAAAGAATTTGAAGATTTTCAACGCTCCACACTTAGCGAAGCAGAACAATGGTCAGGGCTACATGATCGTGCTGGCGAAACTGTACTTAAAGCTCTTGGCCCCGGCACGATCGTGGACGACGCAACCCTTGAAGGCATGAAGGCCAGTCTGATTGACGAAGTACGCCTACACCACGAGCCGCCGACCTACTTCCCGATTCAGCCGACGAACAAGGCGACCGGGTGGGACAGGCTCAAGCCTGTTGAGTTTCGCGCGAACAAGCCGGGCGCGTTGCAGCGTTCGACCGGCCGAACGTATGCGACCGGAGAATACGAGCGCAACCCGACGAAGGTGCTCACACGCCACTTGCGGGCCAGCAACCAAAGCGACATGAACATCGGTATCCTGCACGATATTTCGCAAAACCCGTACCTGTCGCGGCCGGTTGAAAACATGCGGGACTTCGACCCAATTCACAATTCGGGCGGCATTGACTACACGAAGGAAAGCCTGCTTGCCCCTGGTGCGTATGCCCGCACGATCGACCCGCAAATTAGCGCGGTGGACGCGGCGTTCAAATCGCCCAACGTGAGTGAAGCACTCGACAAGGCGGCCCGCGCCGTGATCGTGGGCGACGCAGAGAACGCCGCCAACATCGGGGAGGCAATGGGTCCGTTCTACGCGGTGCCGAAGCATGTGGCAAGCGAACTTCACGGGCAGATGGGCGGGTGGTACGATGCCTTCCCGCGCGCGGCGAAGGTGGCCGGGCGTCTCGTGTTCGATAGTCCCAACCAGTTTCTCCGCATCACGGCGCTCACGCTGCGCCCCGGCTTCTACGTCAACAACCTGGTGGGCAATGTTCCAATGGCGCTGCTTGCCGGAGCGTCCCCAGGCTCGTTGCTGTCAGGCGAAGCTGTGCCCGTGGCTGCCCGCGGCACCGGATTCGCCGCGACTGAAATGGTTCACCCGCCGTCCGGCTTTGGCCCGATCCGCAAGATTGCGGGATTGCCCAACCTCGCCAACGAGGGCATTGATGAATGGTCGCGCGCCGGCGCGTTCCGTGGCAATGTGAACCGCATTGCGTCGCGTAAGGCATTGCTCGAAACTGGCAAGCGTATGGACAAAGCGATGTCTCTTGCCGAGAAGATGGGCTTCATTGGGCCGGACGGCGTGGACAAGGCTGCAAGCCAAGTTAGTCAGTTCCTCAACGACTATGCGAACCAGGCCCCGTGGCAGCGAAACGCTGCACGCGCCGTGATGCCGTTCCAGTCGTTCCTCGTTCACATGACGAAGTTCGTGGGTCGTCTGCCTGTCACTCACCCGCTCCGGGCGCAGTTGCTTGCTCAACTTGCGAACCTTGGCAACGACTTCCAGACGGCAGAGTTTCAGGAAAGCGGCATCAACCCGGCCGACGTGAAGTCGTACCGCCTCGGGCAGCTTCCGGTCTACACCGATGCGCAGGGCAACGTGACCACCGCTGGAACGGCGGGTTTCAACCCGTTCTCGGGCATGGGCACGAACAGCGCCGAAATGCAAATCGAACCAAGTTCGGGCGCGCTGCTTGAAAGTGCGGTGGGCAGTTTGACTCCTGGCTTCCAGTACGCCCGTCAGTTTGCAGAAGGAAAGAACGGTCTTGGACGCCCCTTTTCCCAAGAGGGCTATTCCTACGACTACGGTTCCGACACGCCGCGCGACGCAGCCGGGATGCCGGCAGGCAAGCGGCGCCCGTCCCCCATTGACTACATTCGCCAGAACACCTATCTCAGCAAGGCTGCTGAATCTATCATTCAGCCAAACGAGGCATACGACCTGGCCAGCGGTTTCAATCCCATCCCGGCAGCCAAGCAGCCCGAGACGCCGCGTAAGTACGGTGCCCGTGAGATTGCAAGTGGTGCGGCGGGCCTGCCTTACCGCACGTTTGCCCCGTCCGACCTGGCGATCAGTACCAAGGAAAAGCAGGCTCGCGCTAGAATTGCTGCCACGAACTCGGCAGAAGTGGTAGAATTGAACGAGCAGATTAAGACCGCCACAGAACTTCAAAAGGCCACAAAAGACCCCGCTGAATATCGCAAGCTACAGCAATGGATCAAGTCCTATCAGACTAAGATCAAGGCCATCAAGTCGGCTGCCTCCCGCAAGGCAAAGGACGAGTAATGGACTGGCATGACGTTTCAATTCCACTAGACGATCACCTTCGTCTTTTGCAGGCCGAGCGCGACAAGGCCGTTGTTCAAGCTCTTACCGCAATCAATGAGCGGTTGGCGAACCAGAACGAGTGGCGTGCAACAATGAACGATATTGTAAAGGTCATGCAGGGCAAAGGAATGGGAAGCACGGCAACTATTGGATGGATTATTGCTGGAATTTCGACCGCCCTTGCAATCTATCAAGGCGTTTTTCGGGGGTAGACATGAGCGGATTTAGCGAAGGTTCTGATTCGATTCGTAAATGGGCGACCACGGTAGTGCTCTCTGCCATCCTGGGGCTCGCCGCGATTGCAGTCTCAGACAGCCGCACGCAGACGCGAGAAAACACGGGCGACATTCGTTCGTTGCAATCTCTCGCTTCTGAACGTGGGGTGAAAATCGCCATCATGGAACTAGAGATTCGGCAACTCGACATTCGCACAAAGAAACTGGAAGATGAACAGGCTGCTGACCGCAGCCAATCGTTCCGCAACGTGCGGAACGGCAGCAGCACAAACAGGTAGGAGGCTCGATGTTACAGGAAATTCTCGCCGGACTTCTCAAGGACGGAACGCTTTGGGGCATGGTCGTTGCACTAGTAGGCGGGTTCATCCTGCACCAGTGGCCGACCTTCCCGAACCGCTTCATCCCGATTGCCACCGCGGTGGTTGCAATCATCACCCAGTTCATCAACTTCTTCCACGGTATTCCGGGTGAGGTTCCGATCATCCCGGCTGCCGCAGTTGACAGCACGACTGCCTTCATCGCCATGCCGATCGCCACGGCCAGCATTTTCAGCGGTGGACTTTTCAAGGCCATCATCGCGGCTGTGCTACAATGGATTACGACGGACAAGGTGTACACGACGCAGAAGAAGCTGGTCATCGGGCTCAAGGCCAACAGTGACCTGGAAGCCAAGAAAATGCTTGGCGAGACGGGCAAGGGAGGCTAGACTATGTTCAACAGCAACAAGCGCCAGCTTGATCGGATGGAGCGCGTACTGCGCCGCATCTACTGGCTGGTGCTTCTAATCTTCCTACGCCCTGTTGCGCAGAGGGCGGGGAAGTTGCAACTCGGAATCA